ACTCAGTCGCACCCATGCCTCCGCCCGGCGTAATATCCATCATGCCCTGCTTATTGCCAGTTAATAACTGATTCTGCGCAATCTGTGCTTTTTTTGTTGCAAGCATATCCACGGTTCTCAACTGGGCCATAGTCATAGGTACGAGCTGTGAGCGCTGGGTATCTTGGTACGAGGCCATATTTTCAAGGCCCCTCGATAAACCCTCGGAAAACGTTCCTGTTCTGCCGGGGTTGAGCAATCCTGCAGCTAAATGAAATTGCGCACCAACATCGCCTTTGCTGCCTTTAAAACCAAATGGATCTTCTAATGCATCATTAATTTTTCCAGTGCGCTCTTGCAACTGCCCCAAAAGAGCTTGCTGCTGTTTGATTGCTTCTTGATCGTAATCGATCATGCTGACGCGCTGATCACCCATCTCGCTCGGCGTATGGTATCCCATAGCCAAACTTTTTTTGTCGTTTGGACTTACTGTATATTTTTCAGGATCAAACGCATCACCAGATGGCAAATTAGTTTCTGGACCGGGTTCAGTTAAAGGATCATATTTTGTTGTAGGAAGCGCCATGATTAATCCTCTTATGTGGGAATATCTTCAATACCATATTGATAAGCATTACCCGGATCAATATTAAATTCTTGGCCAATTTGCGATCTTGAAACCAAATTAGGGTCTTTATTCCCATAACCAAAAAGATTAGTTAAACCATTTCCAAGATAATCAAGGCCATTTTTTACAGCACCGCCAATTAAACTACTGCCGCCAGTGCTACTCGTGCCGCTGCCGCTTGTAGTTGGCAAATTAATTCCATATTTTTTAAGTGCGTCACTAATCGAAGTTTGTGGCAAAACTGCATTTGCTAACGTACCCAATCCAGCAACTTGCTGTAAAGGCGACGCACTATATGCACCGGGTATTGGCGCGTTTTTGGTCATACTGGTAGACGTTGGCAGTTGCGCACCTTGCAAAAGTTGCGATTCTAATCCAAGCGTCTGGAACGGATAGAGTTGTCTTTGTTGCAACATCTGTTGCTCTTGCGTTCCTAATGCATTCTGTGCGTTTATGCCAGCTAATCCTGTTTGCTGTTCTGCCTGACCCAATTGGCCTAATTGCGCACCTCCCAGCAACTGTTGCGTTGTTCCTTGTCCCGCTAATTGTCCTGCAGTTTGCCCTACGCTTAATCCTAGCTGTTCTTGACCTTGCGCAGCTGCTAATGCGTTTTGGTATCCACCTTGCAAAGCTTGAGCTTGTAAAGCAGTAGTGTTCATTTGTTCTTGATTAATTGCTTGACCTAAAGCTTCAGCACCACGCTTTGAACCAAATTGCCCCGTTCCTACCGCACCTGCCGTTGCTTGAGGCGCAATATTTTGCAAAATATTTTGCTCGCCTAATTGCCCAATTGCTTTAACTTGATTTTGAATATATGGATTTGTTAAAGCTTGTGCATTCGCAGCTAATTGCGTTGGACTTAAAGTTGCTTGGTTTAAGTATGGCTGGGCTTGTGATAATGGACTTGCTTGATTTAGTGCATTCTGCGTTGTTGCCATAGCACCAGAAAGCCCCGGCTGCGCAGCATTTGCAGCCTTAGTAACGTTTGCATAGGAAGCCTGCTGTAAACCTGTTGGGCCTACAAATTGAGAATTTTTCTGCGCCGCCTGACCGGCAGTGGCAAGATTTTCTAAATATGTTTGATACCACTGCGGGGTTGTCGTAGCCTGCGTTTGCGTTGTTTGAATATTCGGTAATGGATCACCTTGAAATAAACCGGCCATGTTAAATCCCCTTTAGATACGACGTGAGCTTTTTAGCTTTCGGTGGTATTTTGTCTTCTGGCGCTGAACGTTTGTGCGCCCGTATTGCTTCTCTAAATTGATCAAGCTTTTCTGCGCCAGCTTTATTACTACCATTGCCAAGAGCAGCAACGGTGTCTGCATCAAATACATATTCTCCATCGGCCAACATAGCCGGGATATCATCGCTCTGACCATCACCTTTTCCTGTTACATAGTGTCCTGTTTTAAATACTTGTTCTGTTGGATCAGCCGTTGGATGCCCGCTAATATGCCCTCCGTGCGCCGCATACTTTGGGTTAGCCAGCATTGCCATTTGTAAAGCCGTTAAACCATTACCGCCGATTTGCACTTGATTTTCAGGCACAATTCCCTGTCCTAATGCACTTAACGGTTGCTGAGGTTGATAATTGCTATTTGCCAACTTTATAGGCGTTAGCATTTCTGAACTTGCCGGAGTCCCCTCTGGAATACTTGCAATTTGATCTTGTAATGGCGCATCTGGAGTTGTCGTTATATTTTCTGAATTTGGACTTCCTGAATATGATGCATATGTTGGAGCATTAGGCGTACTAGATAATGTATCTGATGTACTTGTGCTTGTACCTGAAGCTGGCATTGCCTGTTTTGCAGCACTTACAATAGTATTGGGTACATTAGGGCCTAATGTCATTGTAGAATTTTGATTTGCCATAGACGCTAGTGGACCAGCCAATTGCTGCGGAACTCCAGCTGCCACTAAACCTGCAGTTAATCCACCTGTAACCAACGCATTTGTTGGATTTTTATTATTTGCAAGCGCATTTCCTCCACCTACAAGTGCTCCAGCTATCGGGGCTGGAACCCCAACTGAAGTTAAGGCTAATGTTTCTAGTGGAGCGGCGGCCGGGCCTAAAAATTTAGTGGTATCTTTAATTGCACTTTTTGCGGACCCAACAACGCCTTGTGCTACATCGCTGACCGCATTTGCGGCACCCTTAGCAAAATTTGTTACTGCATCAAATAATCCCATAATTTATCCTAACGTAGCCATCCAGTTAAATCTCGGTTTGTCCGACGCACGAATAGGCCAGCCTACAATTTGCATCAAACGAATGATTTGATCATTATCCGCTTTACCATATGCAACTTTTATTCCAACTTTTGGCAAGGCATGCAGGTAATATTCCAATGTTTTACGTAATGCCAATGGGCTTTCTTTGGTCAGCAAATGCAAGTATGCAACACCGGGCTCCATAGGCGTGTAGATCAATATTGAATGCCCATGCTCTAACACCTGTGCATTATGATCGCGAAATAACGTTGCTATTGCTTCTTTAGCAAGTTCTTTATCTATACCGTTTTTTTCGGCTTCATGCTCAAGAATTTCTATCATGTTCATAGAAGGTTAGTTCCCGGATAAACGTTCATAATTCCAACTAGGTGTTGCGCCCAAACACGCCAATCACTATAAGTTCGTGGGTCTGGCACATCATTTTCTGCAAAATAACCAATACCATTCATCCCTGACGCCCATTCTTTCCAACGTTCTTCCGGTACAGTTCCTAATTGGTTTCCAGAGAATAATTCGTCCATCAGACGAACCCACTGGTCCCATGTCATTCCCCGTGGATCATACGTAACCATTACGGATTACCTGTACCACGCTCATCACCAAATTCGGCAATGAGAATTACACGGCCCATTTCGTAATCGCCGTTGTAGTCATTAGATTCAAATATTAATCGTAATTCGCGACGCTGTTCGCGTAGATCTATTTTAAGCGTGTTCTGCTCAAAGGTATATGGGCCAGTTACAACATCTGTGTCATCTGCATAGCCTTTACCAGATACATATAAACTCATCATGCCAACTTGATTGAAGTCAGGCTCTACACGTATTAATCGCATCCAGCGATTACCACCTACCGGTTCATTAGCGCCGGGGCCGCCAGTCAACCATCCAATGTTGTTAGTTTCAATGTATGAATTTATTGCATTAACTCGTTGCAAGAAAGTTTGATTTTTATCCAGCAATTCATGCTGCCAAAAAACTTGCGATGTTGTTTGAATGGTTTCGCTGGCTACAGTTAATGATGTTGTTCCGCTTAAAATATAAGTTCCAGTCTGGCCAGTGCCAGTTCCTAAAGCGCTGATGTAAACGCCTGCAGGTATGTTGCCCAATTTATCTGTGACAGCTTGCCCAATTGCGAGCGTTCCATACTTTAACGCCGTAACGGTCATAGTAATCACACTTCCAGCGGTGGCAATCGATGCCGTTATCTGCGCAACCGCTATAGCATTCCAATCCGCCCATATTGGATAGTGAAATGTTTCTGTGTAAGTTCCTGCCGAGCGAAACGAGTTTTCACTAAAACCTGCGTCGTACCAAATGTTTTCACGCACATTATAAATAATTGCGTTTGTGCATTCTCCACCACCACCATTTACAGGATAAAACCACCAGATCTCACCCCATCTCGGAACTTTAGATGCCCAAACTTTATTGCGGTTTGCAAAATCAATATTGTCAAAAAAATAATTTAAATTTACGCTGTTAGGGACTTCTTGAACAACACCGTTGTACATTAAAAATCGATCAACCCCTACCCAGTAAAGCAGGCCGTCATATTCTATGACGCACTGGCTAGATAAAATAGAAGATTGTGAACTAATGATGTCATACCGCCAATAATAAGGTGCTGTTGCGGTAAACGTTACACGGATTACTGAATCCTGCGACCAAAATAATCCTGCCGGAGAAGTTGTACCGCCACGCAGTGGTACACCTTTTACTATTTTTGTTGTTGATACATTATTTGCGTTCGCATCGGCGCCAACCCAATTAGAAAAATCACCAGCTGAACTATTTTGTATTAATCCGTTATTTCCATAAACAAACAAATACGGGAATAGCATGACACAACCACCCGATACGGATATGTTGTTATCAAACACGTAATTAGTTCCGGGGACATGCGTTGTACCATTAAAGTTGCCAGCTGTGGTTGGCACCCCTAACCCACCCGGTGTAATACTTAGTGTTAAGGTAGATGTTCCGTTTGTCTGCGTTACATAATAAGTTTGCGGTCCCGGAGCCACATAGTTACTAATAGATCCACTACCAGTTACAGTACCTGCAATCGTAATCGTATCACCCGGCTTTATTGGGCCTCCTGTTGCCGTAAATGAACATTGTCCTAACGTGCCTGTAATGGCAAATGCAGAAAGCGTCGCTGTACCTGCTGTTGTAACATTTGATAACTGAACAGATGAAACTGGCGCACCACTTACTGATATTACTGTTGTTCCAGCAGGGACTCCTGTGCCGGTTACTGTCTGACCAGCTGCAATCCGTGAATTACCGGGAGCGATCGTTAACGTTGCAGACCCTGATGTGTTATATGCACTCGTTGTTACAGTCCCAGCTGCGTTTAGATATGGTTGCGCATAAAACGATAAACCTGTTATCGTTCCTGTGGTTGTTGTTACTGATGATCCGCCTAACGTAGCACTTAATTGGAAATTAGCAATACCATCCGTTGCAATGATGTAATAGGTTTGAGATGGGGCTGAATATCCAGTAATTGTTCCAGTCCCAGTTAAAGTTCCTGAAATTGTTACCGGTTGACCAACTTGATAAAACCCAGTTGCACTTGCCGGATTAGCATTAAACCAACCGGATAATGCTGTAATGCTTACTCCAGATAATGGTTGCGGAACACCGGGAAAGGGACCACTTAAAACGCGAGAATTAACTTGGTTATCAATATCTGTAAGATTTAATCCGGGATGCGCAATTAAATTTAGCTGCCCACCCCCAGTTGAATCATATGCAATATCAAATTGCCATAAATTACGTGAATCAATATTAAATTGACTTAACTGATAATATGTTGGACCTGTACCAACGCCTGATGTATTGCTGGTTTGCCATTGTCCCAACGCCTGACTCAATCCTGCCAATATGTAATTCAGGCCATTTTGCGAGGTCATAATCATGCCTCGCGCTATACCAGCTACATTAAGAAAGATTGATCGGCAACCACCTATCTTTCTAGGCAAACCGCGTTGGAAACGCACCCACTGCCCATCAATATAACGAGGGGATGCAAACTGTGTACCGTCACGCTGTATGCCGGGTTGTACAACTAACGATAGGGCTTTATCAGCCATCAGAATGTACCTGCACCAAGACCGGTTGGGACGGTTAGCCCGGCACCAGTACTACTAAATGTAGCAACGTTAGTTCCGTTTGCAGATACCCCAACCTTTCCAGTGGCAGGCAAATATAAACCTGTCGTTAAGTTGGTGCTAAAGTTAAGTGCTGGGGCGGATGCAGATCCCGCAGCCAAGGTGAGCGCTGTGAGGTTTGATGATCCTGCCGTAGAAGCGTTATATACATTTGTTCCATCGCATACAACAAGTAACGTATTGTTTTGCGGAATCTGCACTGTCGTGCCGCTACCAGCCGTTTGAAACGTCATGGTATACGCACCAGTTGTAAGGTTTTGAATCGCGTAAATTTGAACCGTAGACGGCAAAACGATAATCTGGTTTGAGGTCAGCGTTCCTGTATAAACTTGAATTACGCTTTGTCCTTGTAGTGACGTTAACGCATACGTTCCGCCCGTGACGGGTATAGTTAAAACAGTAAACAGAAAAGTTGGATTACCTCCATCTCCCCACTGATTAAATCCAGTTCCATTACATACAATTACAAATGAATCTGATGGTTGCATCTGCAAATAGCTGCTTCCACTAATCGTGTCACTGCCCTGCGTCTGTACCGTTACGATACCTGTTCCGTTGTTTCGGATGATCACCCACCAGTTTGCACCTACTGTGCTTGAGCTGGGCAAAGTTATTGTTCCTACTCCACCATTCCATACTACAAACGACGCTAAGTCTGTTGGTCCAAGTAAACGGTTAGAGCCTGTGCTTGAGTATGTTTGGATTACATTAAGCGTGCTGCCTTGCGCAGCTAACCCATAACCATTAAGTGCGGATGCGTTTACTGATGATGCTCCCGCGCCAAACACTACAGTAGCCCATACTCCCGCTGCATTTACATTAGAAGTAACCCAAATGTATTCCGCCACACCTGAAGTGATTGTTGCAATACTAGTTGCTGTACTGTTATCTAGTACGAAAAACGAATAAGACCCAACATTTCGGATAATAATTGCCTGACCATTCGATACCTGATTTGCTGGCGGTAAAATGATGTTTACGCCATTTTGTGTAATTGTTTCTGGACTACCTGACGATGCAACGGTTTGCGAAATACCGACCGTATATGTACCGACTCCACCCGTACCCGTTCCTAGCGCGGTTATATAAGTTCCTGCTGCTATATTTGTACCGGATATTTGTATCCCAGCCGCAATATAACCGCTTGATACGGCAGTAACAGTCAGCGTTGTTCCAGAAATATAACCAGTAAAAGATGATGGGCCTGCGGATGTTGAAACATCAATAATGTTAGCTGCTACATTGGCGTTTACATCGTTACCATTGATAGGCCATTGCAGGACGGTATCTTGTGAGAGATTTAGATATTCATAGCCGACTTGCGTTGGATATAACGTGTTACCCGTAAACGGGTTTGTGTATGCAGTGCTTGCAATGATTGCCATGACCTAGTCCTTATGAGTCGATTGCGATTGCTTGACGATCCGCAACGCGGGTTTGATCTTCGGTCTTTAATGCTTGTATCGCTTCAGTATATTTTTGCTGAAAAATTACGCGCTGATCGTCTTTTAAGAACATTACCGCTTGAAGTAAGGTTCCATACAACAACGCATTAGGAGCGTTAATCGTAAGCCAATTTGTTTGCGATACCGATGATAAAGGATCAATACGCTCGTAATAGAGCACTTCCATCGGATATGCAACCGTCGGAGGGATTGGAGCAATAAACCAATAATCCCAACTGTAATCAGCAAAAAATTGCGGGGTTCCAGTTAGAGTAGAATTTTGATTTAAGTACTGTTGAATATATTCGTACTTACGTAACAATACCGGAGTAGTTGATGATACGGTGCCACCTGATGAAGTTGGGAAGTAAGGGTTAGTTACATTCATCGATACGGTTTTACGCCAGCGCGCCGGTTTTGCAACGATGTTTGGCGTACCGCCACCTATAGTTTGTGGACCCAATGAAAACTGTGCGACCTGCAATTGACCAAGAGTTTTTATCTCTTGTGCAATTTCAAATTCAGCCAACATTATAAAAGTCGGAATTTGATTTACAACAGCCGCGTCACTACGCTCAAGGTATTGCTCGACTGTTGTAGTCAGCGTGTCATACGTAAGCGCAAATGCAGGTGTAGTTGACATGATGATCCCGCCCTTTTAGATGCAGTATTTTCGCATTAACCCATAAGTACCGCAAACGCTTCTTCGGTCTGTTTTATGCGCTCCTGCAACCCAAATGTGCCACCATTGATGACTTTAGTTAACGCCGTCCAATTCCGTTCTTCAGCCAAAATATTGCATCGATGCGTTGCCCAAAACCATCCTGCAGTCAATGCCGCATATTTTGGCGTTGCTACTAGATCTGGGCTTGCCCAAAAATCTACTGCCAACGCCTTCCCTGCAAAATGGTAATTATCTGATCCTGTAATTTGCAAACACCCACGACCGCGAAAACGATAGCCATCACCAGAAGCCTCGTCGCGATTCCCCATACGACTAGCATAAACCTTGTTGGCAATTTTTTGAGGCTTTCCAGCATATTCATTTGCAATGTCCTGTGTCGGAAAACGTTTTGGCCAAAGTTTTATTAATGTTGCTGCGCGGTAATTTAAATTTTCCTCAAGTGTTTTAAAGTTGCCGCACTCATGCCCACATTGACCAATAAAAGCCGCACGCTGAAAGGGATTGATGATATTGAATCGTGAAAATGTCTCGTTTATTGCATCTGTCCATTCCACACCAATTTTAAGTTTAGCCAACTGTTCACTAGTTACCATTAATCGACTCCCTTACTTGATTATAGGCATCGATGCAGGCGTTGAGTTGGACGGCGTTACTGTCTCCTTGGGCTGCGATGGCGATAATATCTTTAATAGCCTGTCGCTCAGATTTGGATCCTGTTTCTTGGCTATCTCCGCTGGCAGAGGCGGTACTTGCGGAGGCTTGTAAGCAACTGCTGGCGGGCTCGGCCATAGGTAAGCGCAACTTGCCAGCGTCAACGAGAGCATTAAGATCAGACTGTTTCTTAGATAACGCATTTTGCACCTTCTGCAGTTTGGCGGATTGGTCAACAAGAGCCTGCGCCATTTCTTGCTCCTTTGCGCGCGACTCTTCATTTTTCTTTGCAATTTCGGCCTGCATTTCTACATCGCGTTCTGCATAACCATAATGATGGCCAGTAACATAAGTGCCAGCCAACATAATGATTAAAGACAGCATTACATATGGATTAAATATGCTCATAATTCTGCCTTCGCTGCTTCGCGTTCGTTTGCTATTTCTTCGCGCTCTGGGTGCAAATGATCTTCCGGTATTGTTGGAGGCGGTCCGGGGCGCCATGACTCATCAAATTCTGGATTTATAAATACTGGCATCGCACCAAAAGCAGCACCGGGTATTGCGCTTGTAACCGCTGTAGCAGGCGCAGATGACGTTGCTCCTGATGGGGGCGTACTCAATGTGTTGATGGCATTTGATGCGGCCTTAATGCCTTTGTTGCCCATGATGCCGCCTATACCACCAACAATCAGCAACACAATGTCGTTGAGCATTTTAACAAATGCCTGATCGATCGGAGCCATTGCCTTTATAGGCTGTACTACAAAAATGATGGAGTACAGCATTGCAATAGTAATGCCCGCAAAGATAACGATTACGGATAGGACGACAATCGCCCAGATCCGTATTTCAATTTCTTCGGTTGTCAGGTTGGGGCGCTGGTTTTGATTGCTCAACTTGCTTCTCCAGTATGGGTGCTACCAAATATTCTGGGCATACCTGCGAAAACTGACATAGCGGTTTTGAGCAATCCTCATCTGCAAAATGTTTTGGATTCTGGCATTTATAACGATACTGCTCACCACATGCGGTAAGCATAAAAGCCGTAGTCACAATTAACCATTTCACTTTATTTTATCCTTCAAATGCTGCTCAATTACGCTAATTTCTCTTTTGTTTTCAAGAATCATATGTCTGTTTTCTTGTATTTCACGTTCTAAATCTTGACGTAGTTTTTCACGCGCCAATTCAGCTGCGCTGTTGGATGCTTGCTTATTATCACTTGTTACTACTAAACTGACTTTACTGTTTAAAACAGTTACTTCTTGACTTAATGTTGACAAAGTAGTCATTAAATAAACTACACATGCAAACAACATGGGCAAAACGGCAAAGGCTACCTTTTCAACCAATACTGATTTTGCATGCGCCTCTTCTGCACTCATTTATCATTTCTCCGATTGAACAACTCGAATAGTGTTTTAACTTTTTCTTCTAGAACGCTAATACGTGATCGCACTTCACCAAACGTCAATACGATCATTACAAAACCCACTACCAGTGGCCAGAGCTTGCCTATGAGCTCTATTGGCTCCATTATTTATCCGCTTTCCCATCTAGCTTTTCAAATATACGATTCAACATATCTTTGATCTCGCCTATTGACTCTTTAAAATCATCGCGGCGCACAAACTTATCGTTCATAACCGCAATATCTCTTTGCAGTTCTTTGAGGTTGTCCCAGACGACCTTTAACCACCAGCCGCCAAATGTACAGATAAACCCAAAAGCAATGTGTACAAGATCGTCCGAAGACATTTTATGCCTCAGCTATTGTCGTTTCTATTTGTGACTGATTGTCAGACTCAGGAGCCTTGCCCTCAGGGCGAGGGTTTGCTTCTTTCTCTGCGGGAATTGCCTCTACAACAGCATCTGCAGTAATTGGCGCAATAGGCGCTGCACTCAGACCCATTTTAGCTGCGACTTCGGGGCGTAGTGAAAAATCATATTGCACGCCGGGTTCAAGATCAGGCATATCGCCATTTTCTTTAAGCGGGGGAGGGGCAACGACCGCACGTTGCATGCTAGGAATAATCTGGGGTCCTAAGGGCGCTGCAGGGGCTACAACAGCTTTTTTCTCGCCTTCAAATGCACCAGCAAATTTTTCTTCTAGGTGCTCTATGAATAGCAAAACATCGTCGTGAAACTCTTCTTTGAATGTTGCTAAATGCTCTTTGATTGCCTCTAAAATTGGTACTCTATGCATGATCTAATCCTCATTAGGTATTTGTGGTTTCAATGCTATCGGCAGGCATTACTTCACCTTCTACAGGTGCAGCTGGCGCGGCAGATGGCATGGGGGGGATTTGGCCAGCTTGCGCTGCCATATGCATGTGCGCATTAGATTGAAGCTTATGAATCAACTGAAAGCTTTTTTCGTAAGGATCCTTACCTAGGTATCCTAAAACTTCATCGTATAACTCTATGCTAACTGGAATGTCCATTTACTGCTCCCTTGTTAAGTTAATCCGGGATAACCGGATATAATTGCTACAGATGCTGATAAAAACAAAATACGAACAAGTGCATAACTACCTAACGTGCGACTTCCTACTTGTGAAGTTGATTGCCCAGCCCACTGTAGGGTCAAACCAGAACCCGGCGTAATTGTTTGCGCAGTGCCTGAGTTATTGTAAATATTAATTTCATTGCCTGCCGAAAAAACTGAACTTGGCACTACCACACCACCAGTGGTGATTGATATTAATTTGCCTGCATCAGTCGCAACCAAAGTATATGTGCTTGTTTGTGAATTTAGAGCATAACCAACATGATTAATTGTGTTTGTTACTGAACCGGTCCATGTTGTACCGGTTGTGTATGCCATGCCAACGCCTGCCGTTAACGCATTACTTGTTGCAGTCGTAAATAACGTGACTACATTAGAAGCATTTTTATAGTAAATCTTTCCATCATAGTAGTTCAGCGCAATTTCTGATCCATAGGCAGTATTTGTCAGATTGGAGGCCGAGGGAATATTACCCGTTGAGCCGCTTGCGTATATGTAGAGAGGGGTATATCCCGATGCAGCCATAATATTTTCCTAGAAAAAATTAAAAAACCCAACGGAAGCTGAACTTGGAAACAAAATATTTGTATTGTTGCTTACGTTTACAGATCTTAAAAAAGTCCACGGACCACCTGATCCATTCAAGTCTCTCGCTGAAATATATTGTGCCGTATTTTGCGTAGTCGCTGAATATATTGTTGCTTGCGTTCCCGACGTACTTGATTGCAGATTAACTAAACTTCCGTTTACACCTGACAGCGTAAAACTAGTAAAAGATGTTGTTGTACTGGCAGGTAACTGAATAGTTGTACCACCGGAAGCCGCCAAATTTCCAAATGTATTGGCACCTGTTATGACGGTTGTTCCGCTTTGAGTATTTAGTGTTGCTGGATAAGAATACCCCCCACCTGCAAATGTTGCAGTACCGCCACTATTTAATGCAATCGTTGTTCCTGAACCCGATGTTGTGAAGTTTGTTCCTGATACGGTCCACGGAGTTGCAGTATTTAGTTGATATGTACCACCTGCAAAGGTTATATTTCTTTTAACAAGATTGTCTGACGTAAAAGTTAATCCTGTTGTTGCACCAGTTGCAGCGCTAACAAGAACTCCGGGCTGATATCCAAAAAATCCCGGCGGTAATTCCGTTGATGTTACAAATACTATGGTTTGAAGAGGCGATTGCCCATACAACTGAAAGTTAAATAGTCCAGTTACTGCCATAAACCAAGGACCAATATAATAAGTTCCTGCTGGCAATCCCGTTGTTGCGTTTACACTATTTGTACCTGTTACTACAAGTTGCTGTCCATAACTCCCACCAAAAAATCCCGTTGATGGACGCAGTCCTGCGGTCATTTGTGTGTAAAGAATGTTATTAGCGGCTAGTGTCGGTCCAATAGTAGGAGTTCCTGCTAATGAAGATTGACTTATAACACCATTACAGCCGCTTATTGTAAATCCACCATCACTAAACTTTGACCCTGTTACAACTAAATTACCCGAACTTACTGATGGCGCAAAAGTCAGATTGTTACCTAACGTTATTGTTCCGCCAGCACTTGATTGCATAAATTGTGTAATTATTACCGTTCTATCAATAGACGCATTTAAACTTAAAGTTGCTGCTCCAGAATCACCTACCATCATAATAAATGCTTGTTGTTCGCTTGAAGGCGTTGCAAACGTGCCGCCTTGAACTATAAGATCTCCATTACATACAATTCCTGCGGACGCACCAGCTGCTCCAATAGTTCCGGTAAATCCTGATGTAAATGTAATTGACGGGAAAAAAGTACCTGCTGCAGTAGACTGAACAGTTCCTGTTCCCGCAGTAAATTGTAATGCTATATTTCCTTGTTTAAATGGTTTGTTAATTAAAGGACCCAACGAACTGTTTGTAAAAGTTGACCCGTTCGCGCCATATTGAATTACTCTTGTTGTTGAAGAGCTATTAGAACAATTTATATAGGCATTTGTACCAGTAAAGCTTAGAAGTGTACCTCCTGCTGCGTTAAACACGTTTGATGTTCCCGTACTATTTAACGATCCAGATGAGCCGAACGAAATTACAGCCGGAGTATTGCAATAAGTATTTGGCGTCATGTTGTTATAAGGTACGCTTGTAACAAACTGACCCAAAGTATGAGCTAAATTATTAAGATCTAATGTTCCACAAGTAAAGCTAGTTAAATTTAAATTTGCTACTGCATCATTTAATTTCAATGTTGATCCGGGAAGCTCCATTCCCACATTCATAGTTCCCGTAAAACCATTAGTTGTTAATGTTGCTGAACCTGCTGGCCTCCCAATAAAATTTACGGCCCCGGCTACAGTTACACCAGACTGTAATGTGGCTGAATACGTTACATAACAACCAGATCCAATAAAATTGGTTGATCCTGCTTGTATAGTTAGAGTCCCAAAAGATAAATAAAACAACGAATTGCTCACTTGAGCACTATTACTTGCAAATATTACTGTGTCTTGTGGAAGGGGACAATTAGCAAGCCCCGTAGCGCCGGTTGCAGACCCAGTTGCAAAAGCTGTTGCAAAACCTGTTGAAGTATTTGTTGCAGTTGATGATATATAAACAGTTTTTGGCGCAGTAAACGTAATATTAACAGTATTACCATAATTACCAAAACTTGTTCCACTTACCGTAGAGTTCCATTGAACTCCACCAAAATCTATATAACCACTGTTATTAAACGTTGTTACAATTAATTGAATTCTAGTTGGACTAAATAATTCTGAATTCTCTAACCTTAATCTTTTTACTTGACTATATCCTGTTAAATTTAATGTTCCTATTGTTACTGAAACTCCATTAAATGCTCCTATTCCTAGTCGTTGCATTGACGAAATGGCAGCATTTTGCTGTTGATTAACCCAAGTTAATGTTCCAATTGTAGTTATGTTATCTAATTGTAAATTAAAATTATATAAATTGTTTGTACTAGTATCAGTTGAACCAGAATTTGAAATTGTCCCAACGGCATTTCCACCTAAATTTATATAATAACCTGTTATATTTGTCGTTGTATTTGTTTGTCCTATCAATATTGTTGCTGTGTTAAGTCCTACCACACTTGTATATTGTGTATTTATATAGAATGGCCCAAAAATATCACCCTGCGCATAAGTAATCGTTCCGGTAAATGTACATGTTGTTGCTTGTGTTGCTGAACCATAATAATAAAATTCTTGTAAATACAGGCTTTGTGAATTTTGATCAAAACTACTGTTATATATTGTTAATGTGCCAAAAAAAGTACTAGTTAATCTAACGGTTGCCCCACCTACTCCGGGTAACTGACAACCAACAGTCATCCTCGACTGAAGTGAGCTTAGGTTTAAACTAATAAGTTGCGTTATTCCGGTTCCGCCACAACAAACAAGATTCTGAAAAATAACTTGCTGCGTACCTGAAGTTGTTATGTTTCCAGATGCATATACAAAATTCGAAAAAACCCAGCGATATGTGGCAGTATTAACCACTGTCATGTTTCGACACATGACTGCATTCCATTGGTAACTAGTAACAGTTGTAAGAGCTGATATATTTTGAAAAACTACATCATCTGTTGCAGTGGGAACCCCAGCACCACCAGCGCCACCTGATGTTAATGACCAATTAAGTGTATTCGTTGGCGTCCAGTTCCCAGAGCCGCCAACCCAGTAATATGTTGTCATTTGACCCTCGCTTTATGCGCTTACTGCCAATACGTCCCAGAACGTATCTTGTGCGTTATATACACAACCAATATATACAGGCTTTCCTACAACCGTTGTAGTAGGTAGTGTAGGGCCTAACGCACGATATCCCCCTGATGATGTTGTCCACGTTAATGTTTGCGCGGTTCCATTATCTTTAATTCGGATTAATAGTTTCTGGCTATCTACGCCAGCCGAAGGCGCTGCAATCGTTGCTGCTGATGCCAGCGCGGTTACCTCATATTGACCTATCGTAATTGAAGGCGTAATTGTTGACGCTGTTGCTATAGAGGTTATGGTTGCAACGTTAAAACCTTGAATTGGACCCACAACATAAAGACCATTTGAGCCTGTTGGATTTGTTGTTGTGCCAATAACAAAGTTACCGTTTGTATCAAAATAGCCTTTTACGTTTCCTGCGCCATCTGACAACACAACATAATTACTACCTGTTGCACTAATAGGAGCTGCCGAACCAGTATATCTACCTAAAATTGTATTGTTACTGCCAGTTGTTATAAATGAACCAGATTGATTACCCACTGCTGTATTAAAAGACCCGCTGGTGAGTCTCAATAACGCTGCTTGCCCCAATGCGACATTAACGGTTCCAGTAGATGTTCCAGTAACACCATAAAGCGCTTTATAACCAAAAGCATCGTTATCAATACCTGTTAGGAAATATGCAGCCTGCGAACCCACTGCGGTAGAAGTAGAAGCAACAGTATTGGTGTATAACGCCTGATAACCAATTGCTACTGCGTTGACTCCAGTAAGATTTTTGTTTAATGCCTGATAACCAACCGCTACAAGGGTGGACCCAGTAGTATTAGCATTTAACGCGCCATTGCCTAATGCAGTGTTTGTGGCAACTGACCCCGTTCCTAAGCCAATGGTTAAACCATGTATTGACGCATCATTAGAGCCAGTGAGGGTAGTAAATGTGCCTGCTGCAGCTGCAGAACCACCAATTGCAGGTGGCGATGCCAAATATGTGCTAAATCCTGCTCCGCTAACAGTACTTGATGCGGATAACGTTGTAAAAGCTCCTGAGCTTGGAGTGGTTCCTCCGATCGGACCCGGTGACGCAGGATTGAATGATGATGTTGAGCTTATAGTAATAGCAGCTGATCCATCATATGTTGTTCCGCTGCTAAAAGTGATTCCGGATCCAGCTGTTAATGCATTAGTAACTTTTCCTGCCTGCGCAACGTTAAGATTTGCTACTTGCGTAGTTGAAGAAATAATAAATGGCGCCGTACCCGTTGCTACGTTTGACACATATTGATTTGCGTAAGTAACACCGGTCGCACCTGATGTACTTGTACCGTTAACTACAAAATTCCCGGAGTTGTCAAAATAACCCCTTATATTTCCTTGTCCATCAGATAGTACGATGTAATTACTACCTGTTGCGCTTATAGGCGCTGAAGTGCCAGTGTATTGGCCAATTATAGAATTGTAGTTACCAGTCGTTATTCCTGAGCCTGCATTCTGTCCAAACGCCGAATTTGAATTCCCTAGTATTCCTGTTAATGCTTGATACCCAAACCCCGCATTTCCTGTTGCCGATGAACTTAATCCAAGCGATGAGCCACCTACAGCAGACCCTCCAAATCCATCGTTTGTTCCTGTTAACAAACCTCTTCCTGCAGCGCTACCTACAATAGTTGACGTACTTGCTGCAGTTGAGCTTGCTAGTGCTGACGCTCCGATTGCTATATTGGCGCCAGAACCGGTGTTAAGACCTAATGGACTGCCATTACCAATCGCAATCTGTCCACTAAAACTCCCTGCGCCACGCGAGATCGCTAATGTTCCACCAATTGTTACTGACGTTGTGGCTGTTATTGTTGAGGCTGATAGGGAAGTAAATGCACCACTACTTGCCGTACCGCTACCTATAGATCCGGGTGCCGCAAATGTTGCACCATTCAAGCTTGACGCATTTAAGTTAGGCACATTTGTTGTGCTTGTGATTACAAATGGTGCAGTACCATCGGCTAACGTTGATGTTATTTGGCCCGTTGCCGATAGTGTAGTAAATGCACCAGTTCCGGGCGTCCCAGTTCCGATGTTGGATGAATTAATGGTTTTGTTGGTTAAAGTTTGACTTGCAGTCAAAAACGCCACAACCGTGTTATCCACCGTTGTCGTTACAGCCGCAGAACCATTGTACGATGTGCCTGTTAAACCACTTCCTAATGTCAATGTACTCTGCACTGGCGGTACTATAGAAATAGTTGAACCAAGCTGGTAATTTGTTCCATTAATAATAAAGTATGGAAATACAAGCGCAGTATTCTGTAAATTAGTAATCGTATTGTTTGCGCCGTTTATGGTTTTATTTGTAAGTGTTTGCAGTCCAGATAAAGTTGCCGTAACAGTTGGATCTACACTTACAGTTACTGCTGTTGATCCATTAAAACTTGTATATGCCCCACCGGTAACACCACTACCAAAAGTTAGTGATTGCGACGTACCGCCTGTACCAATAGTTACTGACCCACCTAACGAAACTGTATTTCCGTTAATAGTGATTGTATTATTAGTTAAAGCAGAATTAGGAATGCTGGTTAATGTGTTGCTTGCGCCACTAATTGATTTATTAGAAAGGGTTAAAGTATTTGATGCAGTGGCCACTATAGAGGTATCAACTGCAATCGTTCCACTTGCAGTAATCGTTCCACCAGTTAAACCAGTTCCTGCTGTTATTGACGTAACGCTTCCGCCAGAAGCTAAAGAGGACCATGCGGAGCCGTTGTACCCTTCATAGATTGATGTGTCCGTGTTATAACGGATTGAGCCTGCAGTGCCAGATCTTTGTCCTGTAGTTCCTGATGGGATTGTTATTGATCCCGTACCCGGAATAACTGGATTACTTGCTAAACCGACTGTTGGCGACGATCCGCCGCTTGCGTTACCGTTCGTAACTGATGTTTGACTCGCGACACCGACAATAGATACTGGATACACGGTTTGCGAAGATGAATTAATACCTAACAAACCTAACCCGGTCGCATTTGCTATTGCCTGCATAAATGTGGACAAATTTATGGTTGGATTGCCTGCTTGCCCCGACCCATTTGTAACCGATAAACCACTGCCAGATACGGCTATAGATCGTGGAGTTACTGTTGCTCCAACCTTTGCTAACATGCCTATAGATGCGCTCTCTAGGGTCGATGAAACACCGTTAAGAGCAACTGTAATTTGTGATCCATCGTTTGTCAGACCTATTCCATTATTACCAGACAAATAGCGACTATTTGCCAGACCAGATCCATTACCCCATGTCAAAAATTGCTGAGTTAATGTATTTGCTTGGGCTAATAAATTGGAGGTAGTTTGTACCGTTACCCCATTTTGTACGATGGGTACCAGTTCTGTACCTGTAAGCGTTGTAGCCTGCGGTAATTGCGAAATTGTTATATTTGCCATGCTAACTCCAACTCAATGTATCTAGGTTTCCGTTATCAGATGGGTTTGACGTATTTTGTTCTGGTGACAGCACAACGTTTTCATTGGCGTTGATTGATATACCTGTATCAACAACCGCAATGTCTTGATCTGGGCGTGGGAACCTAAGGTTTATACGTTCTGTTTGGCGTGCGGGTAAACGATAAGGATCCATGTTGTCACGGCATCCTTGATCACACACTCGTAGTCCGGGAAAGTTAAAATCAGGCCCTAACGTCACAAAAGGGCGCTTCATCTTGCAGCGGTCGCATATTGCTATGGCAACACTTGCAAGTCCTCGTGTATCGAGAAATATGGGCATTATCTCGTGTACACACTTATGTTAGGCGCCCAATAAATCGGCGATTTATCACGCTCTTCTTCTTCTGCTTCATGCAGGTACTGTGCAGCCATTCTTTCAAGATACCCAATACGCTCTACTTCCACATTTGGCATTTCCATCGACATGCGATGAGCAAGCATAAACGTCAAAGCCTCCAGCCAACGCTGTGGCACCTGTATCTCGTTTTGCATGGTTCCAACATCTTGTACGTAGCCAGAATACCAAACGGTCATTTGTACGAACGAAGATGATGGCACAGGCCACAAATATACTGTCGGCTGCGCTGACGCATTCGACGTACCAATCGTGCGATCAAACCAAAATTGAAACGGCTGGTTCGCCGTGAAGTTCTTATTCGGTAGATTAGTATAGTCATCTCGATTCAATCGACTCATTTGAATCTCACGCGAGTTATTGCCAAAGTACAACTCACGCAAACTTAATATCGTGCTGCCGTTTGCAAGCATTCGGTAGTACGCCACGTTTTGGCCCGGATCTATATCCTGCCAGTACCATTCACCATCTTGTACGGTAACGTTGCTTGCAGTATATAAGGTTGTCCAATTGGTGCCATCTGCTGACGCCTGCAGGGAATATCCCCATACTTGCGACCCACCGCCAGAAATGTAGGGCATAAAGCCAATAGAGCCGATGTAAACATTTTGGCCATAATTGACTGACATTTGCCCGCCATACGTGGTTTGTTGGCAGTATGTATCTGTATTTCCATCGTATACGTTTGCAACATTTCCGCCAGAATCAGAAGAATATGACCCGCTCGGTCGCGCCATCTGGCGATACAGCACCTGCAGCACATCATTTGTGCCTACCGGTAAGGGATAAATATATTGATTTGCAATTAGGCCCTGAACATATTTGATAATTGTCCAGTAATTAATGCCCAGATTGGTTAAATGGGATAATACGAAGTACAGCGACTCTTTAGCAGATAATAATTGCTCTGAAGTAAGTTCTTCAGCTAATTTTCCGCAACGACGAGCGCCATGATCTATCAGCTGCTGCACAGTGATAGTTGTTTGGCCTACCGTACCTGAATATGACATTTACCACCCCGGACATTTCCACCGTTTCATGGAAGCGCGGGAGCGCGATCCCGGCTCGCTTTTTTCTGCTACGGAACCCATCCTTGCACAAAAGGAATCTTTGCGAGGACCGCCTTCGGGCTGCGGTGCTTTGAGGTGTGAGCCAGTCTCACGATTATACTTCTCTCTGCCCTTTTGCGTTAGCCCCGCTCCACGCTCTACAGACATTTTTTCGCCGCGACCAACAGCTAAGGAGGGGCCTCCATCTTTATGCTTGGCTGTTTTGGCGCTCTCTATGAAGGCTTGTTTAGTTGGAGCACCTGACGAACCAGCGCGGCGCATCTTCTCGCCGCTGCCGTGACTAATTCTTTCACGCTTTGCCCAAATATTTGCATACAATCCACCTTTTTTAAAATGTTTACTTTCGTCGGCCTCTATAAAATGTTTGCCGACTTTTTGTGATACGCCCACCTTTTCCGCAAAATCTGGGTTGTGAGCTACCGCCGCCATTAATTTGTGCTGTTTAGCAGATTTGCTTGGCATAGTTAAGCCTGTGATTCTTGCCAGCTAATACGACCCGAAATACTTGCTTGACCCGTACCGGACAAATTGGTTACTACAACATAGAGGATATCTGGTCCATCCGGGAATGTACCCTGAGTCCCACCACCCACCGTTTGTGAAATACCGCCACCCATACCTGCATTCCCGATAGCTGCGACCGCTGTCAAATCTAGTGTCGTTTGACCGCCAGCATTACTATATGACGCCGCAATTGATTCACCACCTGTAATGGTAGCTGCGCCAGCATATGATGCCGCTGGGTTTCCGCCATTACCATTTACAGCCACTTGTGAAATAGATGAGGTAAATGTGTTGTTCTGTGTTGGCGATTGAAATACTGATGCGGTTCCGCCATAACCAGTTTTAAATTCACTAACAATACCATTCAAGATCAACTGAATTAGGAATGTACCCGTGGTTTGTACCCCCAGCTCTCGCAATTGCAACTGCAGTCTATTGATAACTTCTTTATTTCCCAATACACCAACCGTACCATTATCAACCGACGGGGCTACACGAATTGCTAAAATTGGTACTGTTGCACCATTATTTACGGTGATTCCAGATGTTCCATAATTAAAGATCAATGAAACGTCGTTTGTAAATCCACCATCCATCACAACTGACGAACCCCAGTGCGACAACACCGCTGCTGTGTCAGGAGCTGAATACTCAACTGCCGTTTGTGAAATTAATGTGTATGGAAAAGCAGTTGCAGCCGCACCACCCGTTGTTCCTCGCGTACAGCCTAGCAATGATGTTGGCGTTAAGGTTAAGTATGAAAAGTATTCAATTGTACCTAGAGCAGGAATTTGAAAGGTTAACCCGGTTGTAGTACCTGCAGTAGTTGTAATTGCTGCCCCACCAAATGTCGCAGACAAAGTCATCTGAGATGTAGTGGTTGTTGCAATTGTGTAGTAAATACCTGCAGTTATACCTGTTGCAGTACCCGTATTAGTTCCTGATACCACCACTGCTAAACCAGTCACCATTCCGGTTTGAGTTGTAAAGGTAAAATTACCTGTGGTTGATGAAGCGGTTACGGCCAACAATGTTGCCGAATTACCAATAATCCGCCCGTTACCACCAGCTGGGTTAAATCCTGTCGTGCTTACAACAGGAATTGTAGAATCCCCCGCGCCAATTGATGCTGTTAATAACGTTTGTGCTAACTGACCATTTTGTTCATAGTGCGACGGCAAATTACCCGAACGCATATATGCTGTGTATTGAATGTTGTTGTTTTGAAATCCATAAACATAAAGGATTGCACCGCCTTGCATACGGAAGCCAAAACGTATTACACCTGCGCCATACCATGAATAGTCCATGTACCACATCTGAATTTTGGTTAAATCTAAGTTATAACCAGAAGGATTTGATGCAGAGAATGAGCCATCACAAACATCCCACCATTGCGACTGGGGAACTTTAGTATCAATTGTGCGCGATATAAATACTGTCGGGTTCGAAGTCCCACGGTATTCAGGACTGATGTACATTGTTGAATTATTAACAATGTTCAATACACGGTATGTTTGTCCGCGAATAACGATGTTATCGCCAACAAAAAGCTGTGTTGACCAAATACAAGTATTACTTCCAACTACCAAACTGCTTCCCTGCGTTACTGATGCCTGTCCATCTACTTGGTTTACGCTATTACGCCATACACAAGACAAAACCGATCCGCTATATTCAAAGAACATGCCGTTTTGCAAATCAAAGAAACCTAACCTGTTAACCGATCCATACCAAATTGTCGGGCTAACGATGATAAATGCGCCTGTTGATGTTGCTGGTGAAACAACAGGATTGCCATTATTTAAAGTTACATATGTAAATGTCGTTGGCGTAGGAACAGTAAGAATTCTGAAATTGCCATTGTATGCGGCCTGATCACAACCACTCACCGCAATATAACTGTTTATTTGCAAATTATGCGGAACTGGCGATGTAACAGTTACTGTATAAATATTGTTGCTAACCGTAAAGGTTAAGAATGGCTGTTGAATTCTAGGCTTTAAAATTGAACCCGTTGAAAATTGGATTCCTTTACCTGATTGATAACGGAAATAACGGCGCGTTTGACGAATTAAATCTTGATTTGGAATTGACGATCCAACGGTAAAGTTTACCGATCCATCATATGCGTGAGTTGCCACCCAGCCAGCAGGACGCATGTACAGCGAATTTGCAGTGGTAAATGTCAATCCTAACAGCGTACCCGATGTTGTGGTTATCGCAACGCCAGCAGTTGTTTGCAACGTAAATGTTGTTGCTGATGCTGCTGTTATTAGATAAGTTGTAGGATTCGAGTAGCCACTAATTGCACCGGTTGCCTGTGAATTTAACGTACCAGAAATAGTAAGAAAATTACCAACTTGTAATGCATTACCATTTGATGATGCTGTATAGCTAAACGTGCCACCGCCACTAGTAACCTGTACACCTACGGGATTAGGCGTAATTGTGTTAGTTACTGCATTAGTCAACGTTCCTGTTGGTGCTGTTGCAACAACATACGTGAACGTATTCAGTGTTGGGACTGTAGCTACAACGTATGCACCAGTCACACCACCACCAGATGACGAAACCACGTTTGCTACGTAAATCAAACTTCCTGCTGATAATCCATGCGGGAAATTCGTCGTGACCGTAATAGTTGTACCGCTATACGTAAATGCAGATGCCGTATTTAAATTGTATGCGCTTTGCGAGTAAAAATAACCTTGATATACATATGTAGCACTTGGGTTATATATATTTGTAGTTGTTGGAGTATTAATAACAACAAATGTAAATTGCGTTGAGCTTGCTGATGCAACTAACCACCAACCATTAACGTTTGAATCAAGCGTATCTTGAATAAAAATCGGCGTTCCAACAACGGGATTTAATGATGAGTTAACAGTAACTGTTTTACCTGAAGTTGTAATTGTTGCCGCAATCGGATTTTGTAAAAGTAATGGTGCTGTTTGATTTGTGTAGTAATAAGCGCCTGCGCGATTTTGCTGCAAGGCAATTTGTTCCCACTTAGTAGATTGCTGACCATATTCAAAGTCAGTATCAATCAATGATTGCGGTTGTGAAACACGCAGCTTATCAACGGCATCATATGCCCCAGAGCGCTGCGCTTGTTGAATTCTTAAATTGTTTTCGTTATTGGGTGACGAGTTTGTGTAGACGACTAGTTGTGCCATATTTCCACCTGTTTAATGGTAAAGCAGGGGTTTTACCCCCTGCTTATTTTACTTCGCTTTTCCGCCAACTACGCGGTGGTGAACTTTGCCACCCTTTTTAAACGTTCCTGACAATTCATTTATTGACACAAAAGGGCTTGGCGGCTTTTTACCTTGCAACATTTCTTCGGGGGCGCCGCTGTCGTTAACACTTCCCCCCGAAGCGTAATGCTTTTTTACAGTACGGCCTCCATGCTTAAACCCGCCTTGGCCATTCTTTACTTCTCCAGTAGTAGTCCCGGACGCACCGGGGCGCGTACCTACAACATTACCAAACTCCCATTGATGGGGTTGCGCTACGGTTTCTGACGACGTACCGGAGCGCTTACCTGCCAAAGGGTGGTCACCCATAATCGCACCGGACTCAAACTTGCGTCCGTGCGCCTCTTTGTGAACCTTTTTTCCTACACCGCGTGTTGCTACTTCGTGATGCGTAACCTCACCACCTTTTTTGTAACCAGACTGACCCATCTTTACAATCCCAGTTGGGCCTTTTGTGTGGTCAGGATGTGCAGTATTGTGTTTAGTATTTAAATACTCACCTGCATTACCTGTAATGGTGCCGACTTCGGAGCCATGCTTTTCTTTCACAGCGCCACCGTCTTTGTATCCACCCATGCACATTTGAGCTTTTTTCATATGATGTTTCATCATACGCTCGTGATGCGAGGATCCGCCTTCCGCACATTTCATCGCATGATGATGTGCTTTAGCCAAATGCTCATGCATCTCATGCATGCCACCTTCTTTGTGATGCTCTTTGTGCTCGTGGTGTTTTTCGTGAACTTTGCCGCCTTTTTTATACCCGGCTGCATTGCCCTTATGAATTTCACCAGTACCACCCTTGGTACGGTCTGCAACTGCTGTATGCATTAAAGTATTTAAATACTGTTTTGCATCGTTTTCAATTGCGCTACGCGAACCAAAATCATCAATCATACGCGCATCATGTGCAAAGCTTGCCTCAATACCGCCCTCTTTTACAGGACCGCCTTTTGCAAACTTATGCATTCTGCCACCATGTTTTTTGTTGGTATCAGCTGGGATTGCTTGTCCAGTTGTACCGCCTTCTTTCAAACCATGATGAGCCTTACGCGCTTTCATATGCTCATGTTTCTTGAGCTCTGCACGCAATTTTTTCATCTCGGCTTCAGATGCTGCACCACCTTTTTTCATCATGGGGGCAGCCATTTTGCCGTGGCCCATCATTGCTGCCATACGTGGACTCATACGGCGACCGGTAACATTGGGAGCTTCTACAGGCAACCCACCGCCCATAGCTTTCTTGACCGCTTTTTTGCCGTGATGCTCATGGTGCTCATGGTGCTCATGGTGAGCATGATGCTTTTTGTGATGAGCGGAACCACCTTTTTTGAGCTTCAGCTCTACGCCGGGCTCGGTGGTTTCCATCTTAATCATCGGTTTAAAATCACTCATTATGGCCTCCTATTAGGCTTGAGTATTACCAAGCAAACCGGCTACGGTTGCATTGGGACCTGCACCAAGGGCAGGAAGAGAAATAGTCATTACCAAACGAGCAGAGCCGTTAGGCGAAGACGAAGGAGAGTATGTACCACGCACATCACCAGTAGTTGTCGATGCGGTGGCCAATACAGCAGCTACAAACGTTCCAGCATCACGGGCTAGAGTATTATTCCAACCAACTGAGGTAACGTATCCAGCATCGGTAATACGAATAGGTGAACCTAAAACGTTACCCGTTCCTACTGTAATTGACACTCCAGAAGCTTTTGAAATTGTGATACCAGAAATCTGATAAAACGCCTTCGTGCTTGCTGCAGTACCAGCTGATGAAGTACTGGTTGTAATTGCTTGGGACATTGCCTGTCCGTAGTAATCGTAACCAGATACAGTCACAGTTACTGCTGTAATTGAATTTACAAACGTTAAACCTGTGTTGGTCCCTGAAGCGGTAGTAGTAATTGCCGCACCGGCCGTAGTAACCAAAGTAAATGTGGTTGTACCGTTAGTTGCAGAAATAATGTATGTACCAGCTGCCAAACCAGAAGTACCAGTGTTGGTACCCGTTACAGTAACGGTTTGACCAACAGCAAGACCTACTAGCGCTGTGGTAGAAACAGTAAACGCACCAGCACTTCCACCTGCGCCTGAAGCTGCAGTTGCAATGTTTGCAGTCACAAATGAAGCAGCAGTGAACGAACCATTGGTAACTACAACGTTGCGAGGTACGTCCAAGAAATACGTCGTTGTACCATCAGCGCGGGGCGTGTTGGGAGGTGATGTATTGCTTGATGTGACTGCGGTACCTGCAGCCAAGGTCAAAGAAGATGACGTTAACGATGCAGGGGTTGTTGAGGTTACAAGGTTATTAGCAACAGAAGCTTGAGGAATAATATCCCAAACATACTGACGACCCAAAGGTCCTGCGCCAGTTGCCATCGGTGCTGGATCTGCTAACAGCGCATTTCCACCTTGATACATAGTGGTGGCAGATGCAACCGTTTGTGATGTGCTAACCGTTGCGCTTGTTGCGCTGTTAACTGCAGTAATATAAGTACCTGCAGTAACTGCTGATGATGCGTCCTTGATGAACGCACCAACAACTAGGGGATCACCAGACAAGTTGCTGACAACCGTTAGGGTAGTACCCGAAATTGTTGCAGAAAATATACCCGTTACTGGGTAGTTACCCGTTCCTTGGTAAGCGTTAGCGGCACCTAGAAACAGGTCATCAGAAAACTGAGGCATGATGCTCTCCTTTATTGACCAGTTTAAACGGGGATCGGCGAACCGACCCCCAATTTATTAGACGCCGGGCGTACCGTACAAGGCACGAGGATCAGTGAAGCCGGGAATGTAACGCTCAGTAGCCTTATAGCGCATGCTATCAGTCTCAAAGTCACCTTCCATAGTCTTCTCTAAACGACGACGCATCATCAGCTTCATGCCTTCTGGTGCGTCAGTCTGAACCCACCATGCAGTCGCAGAAGTCAAACGGGACAGAACTGCTGCGCCCTCGTCTAACAAGCCAATTGACTTGATTGGGTTAACGTCGTTGTTTCCAGTACCAGCGCGGAGCACAGACTTTAGCAAGACTTCAGCAGTAAAAATATTACCGGGAGCAACCACCAGTTGGCGGGGAACCAAACGAATTTTTTTACCGTTGTTATCAACAGCGTTACGAATCTGAATCAGCATCTGTTCCAAAGAAGTTTGGGACAATACTGCAGCAGTTGAAAGCTGATTGCTAAAAGTACCTGCAGCGATTGGGTGTGCAGTATTAATTAAAGATACGCCATCACCACCAACATAAGCGCTGTTAAACGCAGTGTTCAAAATGTTTGCGCATAACAATTCTTTGGTTTCGATCAGAGACTGCGCCAAGTGACGGGCATAGGTCTGGCCGATACGGATGTGATCACCATCTTCAACGAGCACTTTGGTCAATGCGAATGCAAGACCGTACACGTTGTAGACATAGCGCTGCAGAAACAGCACGCCACCTTGCTGGTAGCTAACGGGCGTACCGTCAGGCAGCTGAGGTGCAGCGCCGAAGCCATACAGAACTGGCTCTTCGTGATAGTTTCGAGGAATACCATCTTCTTCGCGGAATACACGCGACCACTCGTCTACGCGCTGGTCGTATACGCCGTCGAAGCATTCGTTCAGGATGGGTTCTACAATGGACCGGAAGTCCGTACTTCTCATTGGAGCTGCCATTTTTCAACCCCTCCTTAAATAGCGTTAGTAGACGCTGTAAACTGCGCCTTACTTTGAGCAACACGGACGATGGTATAAGCATCACCCCATGCATTACCGGGAACTGGAGACAGATCAACAATACGGTATTGACCGTTGCTACCTGAACCCACCAAAGTGGAAGACAAAGTACACTGCGACAAACCGGTGGTGGTTGAACCAGCAGCCAAGTTTGCAGTAGTAAGGTTTGCTTCGTTTCCTAGCGCAGTCTGCGCAACTGAACCGTCAGCTTGAATTTCATACACGATCAAAGGATCGTTGTAGAAATAAGCAATGCAAGAACCAGTAATGTACGTGGTGTTTGCGGGCCAGTAATTAGATACACGACGACGACCAGTAGTATCAGTCCACTCACATCCTGCAAATGCTCCTGAAGTTGCTTCAGTACCAGTTGTAGGAATAATCACGCCTGCGTTTGCAGAGTAATTGACAGACTGACCTTTAAGAATATTGCTTGTATAACCAGAAGTAATGCCGCCAGCCAACGCCTGTGCGCGATCCAAACCAGAAGGGTGGAACGCAGGGCGCAGACCAAACGGAGCTGAAGTTGCAGACATAACAGTCTCCTAAAATTTGCCTTACCCGTGGAATATAGGTGCGGGTTTCGGCGAGTCAATATTACCGGCGTCACCTTCTACCGACACAATGTTACGTCCTGAACGATCTCGGTAACTTAGTTGTTCCATATCTACCTTGATTTTGTTTGCCTGATCTTGCGGCTCATCATGGTGGAAATGTGTCATTACATCTTGATACACATCCATCGGTAGTTTGTACAAAACTAATTCATTACACGTTACATGCCCAGAATGCTCTTGAGATTCAGCTTTGACTCGGTTATTTTGATATCCCGGTATTTCATCTTGCATGACCGGAACGTAACCCAGACGCATCCGCTTCTCAATCGTATCGTAACTGTTAGTTGTCGATAACCAGCAACAATGCCAACCCTTTAAAGTAGGCACATCCGGAAGCGCACTTTGTGACCACTCATCAGTCCACATCTTGCGACGTTCGTTTGATAGGGCCGACTGATTTTCTGGAGCATCTCGAACTTGGTCAAGACTAGCGCGGGACTCGCGCCCAGTGTTCAGTGATTTTTTTAAACGATCTTCCATTATTGACTCCTTAGTCTATTACGGGCTTCTTCGGCGTAACGCTTAATCATACGCGCCCTCATTTCGGGATTATCCCAGTAACCAGCTTGCTTCATCGCACTGACCTGATCGGCAGTCAACGTAAACGTATTTGCCTTTCCACCAGAGCTTGCTGCTGCTTCCCGGCCCGAACTTGTAACAGGACTACGGCGCCTTCTTGGCTCGTCGTCTATGTTGTCAGTATAACGGTGTGGCAATCGTTTTTGCAACCGATTAGTTAATTCATCCCAGTATTCTAAAGAAGACGGGTCATAGCCTTCTTTTACTAGACGTTTATCTACAGTTTGCGCTATTTCCGAGTCTTCATCGCGACCAGATGGGTCATACCAAGAATTTTGGTCTAACCATTCTTTGGCCATGCGCTCTACTCTCGGATCTGGTTCCTGTATTGGAGTTGTCCGTATAGGTGCAGTCATCTGCCTTTTTTGCTCTTCTAACATCTCTGCTGCTCTACGCGCCTCATAATAAAGGTCTGTAGCCGATGCATGTAGGGCGCCATCACCAGAAGATATTGCTTCGGCCATTTTTGCTTGGGCAAATTTAGCTCTTTGCACCTGATCATCTAATTCCGCATTCACACGCGCAATGTCGTGACTTTGCGTTTTTCGCTCAACTGCAGTTACACGTTCTAAAAGTTTTTGATTTTCAGCACGTAAACGATCTAACTCTACGCTGCGCTCTTCGTTTACACGTTTGTGATATGCCTTACGCGCTTTACGACGCTCACGCCGCGCTGCTCGTACAGCCTCTGAATCATCAGGATGGTCTTGATCTTCTGGGTCTTCAGAAGCCTCGCCCTCAGGGCGAGGGTCTGCAATTTCACCAACCGGATCAATGCTGTCCGGCAATTCAACCATTGCCGAACCATCTGCTTGTTCCGTGATTGCCATTACCTCTGTGTCATCTCTTGGTGCTGTAGCCATGTCAGCCCCCCTTAAACAAAAGCTTTCATAAGCAACGGATTACAAGTGATCTTTGCAAAGATCTCGTGATCGTTGATTAGGCAAAAGCTTATTACTTCTTTTTCTGTATCAGGGTCAGGCATGTCCCATCTGTCCCCACCCCACTTAGGCACGCGAACAAAATCGCCTACCTCACACCATGAACCTTCTGGCCAAGGCTCCATCGTGTCACGTTTTTTAAACGCCAATGGGCCAATTGATATTACTTTGCCCACCATGTTGTTGTATTTTTCTGTTTCTTTTGTTTCTTCAACTAAAATAATTCCCGATTCCGTTGTTTTGGTCTTAGCTTTACGCAACTGTACTAAAATGCGTGCGCCAAGAGGTGCTGCACCGGGATCCAACTGCGGAAAGGCCGCAGCTATTTCGGCTGCGTCAGCAGCCACCAGTGATTCAGTCATCTTGATCTTCCTGTAGTAAATTGTTAAGTATGTCTTTGGCAGCTTGTAAGCCCGCCACTTCTCCCACCAAACGCTGATACTTCGCATAATCTGGTGCATTACCTTGCGCCATACTGTACGAAATCTCCGCTTGTCGCGCTTCTACAGCGCTTAGGAAGTCATTCCAATACCTCATGCATCGCCTTTACGGACACCGCCATCAAACTTGCCGTGTTCACGATTTGCTTGGCCTAAAGTTGCTTTGTTAAGCTCGCCATACTTTTCACCATCAATCCATGCGCCTGCTGCCATTCGATGGTGTTGCTTGCAATGTTCGTGACAACTATCCGGCTCTTGCGACGATGCTCGACTGCTTAATTGCGAATCATTTGGTCTGTTCTTTGCCATGATGTTCTCCAGTTAAACTTCGTTGTGCCATATGCTCGGCCTCTATAGCCGAACGTTCTTGTTCTGCTTTAACCTTTTCTTGATCCGCCATTAAAGTTTCTGTTTTCATTCTTTCATCAGTTAAATTGTTTTCCGCATTTATAGCAACATCTACGCTTCGCTCTTTTTCGCCTTCCATTGCTTTGAATTGCAATTCGTCTTGTTGTTCTTTCATTTGCGCTTGCAACGTTGCCTGTTTCATCTGCAGCTCTTGCGCATGTTCCGATTGCTGGGCCTGCAAAGTAGCTTGTTTGATTTGCGCATTCATCTGATCAGCTTGCGCTTTACGTTGCGTTTCTGCCTGTGCTGCTTGCGATTGCGCCATGACCGCAGGATCCATTGGTGGCTGCTGATGCTGCATGAGCTGCTGTAGCGTTTGAGTCATTTGCATCACGCTTGGCATGATCTGGGCAAATACTGCATGCGCATCAAGATGTACATGCTGCGATGCCGTCATAATCAAATTATCTATTGGCGCCGTTAAGCGCTTAGTATCATAGTTTTTAAGATCAATGTTTGTACCTTTTGTGGCATAACGCTCAATCTGATTGCGATACCACAGCGACATATGTTGCTTGATATGCTCAAGCGCAGCCGGAAGAACTTGCTGCTGCATGATTGGGCTTCCGCCTAGATATGGGTCCATTGCAAACAAAATATGCGTGTTGATATGCGCAATATGATCTTGATTGGGATAAGCAAATGCATGATGCCCAAATACCATTGCTGCATTTTCTTCTGCTGCATTTTGTTCTACGGGGCTCCTAGCGTCAGGCATAATCTCATTGATGTTTGGCACTTTTAGTTGCGCCAACACCTTGCTTAACACTACACGCATGTCAAAATGATCTGGATGCTGTGTAGCCAATTGCAAAATAGATTGGGCCTGCGCAATACGCTGTGTTTCTGAAAATATATGCGGATCAGATACCGGGATGATATCGCCGTTGCGCACAAAGTCCTGACGTTTGATTGTAAGATCTGCAACCAAATCGCCACGACGCATTTCATTTAAATGCCAACGATTAATACGCCCTAATATCATTAAAACGCGCTTTTGCGCATCATGCAGACGCGCATGGATTGCAGAAAATACTGCAGCGCCTTGCTCAATCAGCGCTTGCGTCGTTCCGACTGGAGAATTAGACGTAACATCAGCTATCTTTTCTTCTGACGTTGTGACCACGCCCTTAGCCGCATCAGTAAGCCATCCAAGCAACTCGTAGAGGACTGTTGAAGGTGGATTAAACGGCATTGCCATAGCAATCTTTCTAACATCATCCACGCCTGCAGCGCCTTCAATCTCAGTAATCTGCGTAACTTCAATTTGGGGCGACTGTCCAGAAATCTTACCGCCTTTAATTTTAAGCATTGTAGGCGCGTTGTTAATATGAGCACTATCAAGCAAAGCCCGAAGAGTCCCAGTGAGAGCAGCTGAAAGGCCCCCAATGAGATGAGGTAATCCAATTGCATATGCGCCTCGCCACGGTATGAATTTAAACTCTACAATCCAATCGAGCTTGGTCATTGTCTCGTCACCGTCTTCCCAGTTACGGTACAAACCAAGCACTTCATTAGAATGGCTATCGAGCATCAGGATGTATGGCGCCATTTCACCATTAGAATAGCTGTCTTCCTCAAGCTCTAAGTACGTATAGATGTGATATACGCGCCGTAACCCATCGCGGTTTTCATCCCATTGCTTACCTTCAATTTTTTCATTAGCTTTTGATGCCTTTGTCTGCTCTGGTTCCATCGCATAACGCGAAACAGAAATATCACGGTATAAACCACGCGATACACGGCGATCAAATTCCCATGAAGTAATATCCATCTGCTCGGTAGCGCGTTGTGCCGTATAAAAATTGGCCGCTGCGAATGGCAACAGAATATTGTCAATCGGCACAAACTCTACACAAGGCCGTTTCTTTTGCTCGTCAAACCACATTTTGAAGAATTGCGAACCACCTAGAGGCAGCTGGGTAAGCAATTGCTCTTGCTCGTCCCGAAACTCCTCGATCTGCTCAGTAAGTTGCCAATTTGTAAAATCACGCTTGTTATTAGCTTTTTCTTGTTTCTCTTCGGTTGCCTCACCAAGAATTTTGGTACGAACCGGTCCGTCAGGCGGAAACAATTCTTTGATGGCACGCGCTGCAAAATCAACGCACGCTTCAGCCATAACAGGGTGAACCACTTTAGACGCACCCATAAAGTTTGCTCCGCCGGGCGCATCATTGCCTAGCCCCGTCCGTTTCAAACCTTCCTCGTATTGCTTGTCGCGTTGCTCTCGCGCCTGACGATCACGGTCAATATCATTCATTAACCGCATAGCTATTTGCGTCAGGTCGTAACTTTCCATCTCCTCTGCCATGTTGGCATAAAAGTCTTGCGACTCTTCAGGGCCTTTAAATTCCATATGTACAATTGCAGAACCATCCGGCTGTTCTTCTACATCTGAAATTTCTTCGTCCAGCATAACCGTAGCCGAGCCGTCTTCATTCTCTTGAACGTCCGGCTGGTTGTCTTCTTGATCTGCCATGATTATCTAGCCTTTTTGTGTACTTTGTGATGATGTTGACTGCGCGTCATTAGATGTACCATCGCTTCACTATATTGCGACGGGAACGCTATATGATCTTCAGGTAAATCTTCTTCTTCATGGTATGGGCTTGATGGGGCCGACACAGATCCACCTTCCGCCTTACGCATGATTTTTACTTCTTGCGGTTGCGCATATTGCTTGCCCATTGCTGCAATTTGTTTTTCAGGAGCGTCAACAACATACTCTCCATTGTTTTGCATTGCATGGGCAATGTCTTCTTCTCCGACATGATGCGTAAACGTTGTATGGTGACCAACATGGCTTGTGGAAGTTGTTGGTGTTGTCAATAATATGCCACCAGCAATTTTTCCGTTCTTGGATCTGTAGCGTTCTTGCGCAGGAGGGAAATAATTGTTATCCAAAAACCGCGAGTCCGACGCAATATGATGCGTCACTTCTTGCATCAATGGTTTGCCATTTGAATCAGACTTGTACACCGTTTTCTTTCCAACTTTCTTAGGATTACCATCTTTATCCAACACAGGGACTTTGACTCTCTCTTTAATTTCTATCTGTCTTGGCGGAATGATATGTTGTCTTTGGTAATCAAACCGCAAGTTTCCTATCGTCTTATGGCCGTAATGCGCCTTATCTTCAGTTGTGGGTTTGCCTTCACCATCAAAATGCCCTTCTGGGCCTTCTTGAAGTTCTGCAGGAGTAAGATCGCTACCCATGCCTTCTCCATGCGATACAGCTCGTGGTGCGCTCCAGTATTTAGCATGAGTAAATGCTCTTTGCATTGCCTCATCCATCGGCGAGTAGCGTTTCACGTTCGTAACCATGTAACTGTTCTTTGGTGGCGTCAGGTGACCCTGCTCATTCATAAAATCCTTTCCTTGGCCACGGCTAAATCCCGTTTGAGCGCGAATTGTTTCACCTACACGCGCTTGATCCCGGTTAATGTTTTCCCGGATTGCCATCCCGTTTTTAACTTTAGGACCAATGTTAGAGAACGTAGAAAAGATTCCATTCTCTGGATCGTGCAACTCCCCAGCCTTACCATAAGAATTCATTATGACGTTAGAAAGTTCATCTAACGGCTTTTGTCTTTTTTTTGCGCGTTTTTCGTTGACAGCGCTTAATTCGTTTTTATTAAACTGTTGACGCTGCTGGTTGAGTTTAGCAATCGCTATACGTGATGTGCGATCAGACTCATCTACTACGTTTGGGCGGAAAAGAAAGTTTTTATTTGCTCGATCTGCCGCCTCTACAGCTTTACGTAACGATCCTGTATGCGCCAATATCCAATCATTTGTCATTGCCGGATCGTGCTTGGCTTGCGCGTGTGATGCGCGACGTACTGACGCATTTACATATTGTGATTCAGCATTAGGCGCAAAACATGTACCTTTGCTTGTGTCTACAGTTCCATTCTCATCTACCCCGCCGCCACATCCTTCTGTCTGACCGGGGCATGCATTCAGTATATAAAACTGTTGATTGTCCCCATGACCCGACGTATACAATGCATACCCAGCCACACCCTTTGATGCTTTTGCACTGAACGTTTTACCGTTTTCTCCGTGCTCATTATTCACCGTATCAAGTTTCTCACTTGAATCCAGTGTGTCGGAGTCATGCCCAATATGTTTTGCCGCCTTTAACCGCTGTAGCGCCTGCTGCTCGGCAGCACGCTGTTCTTCTAATGGTTTGGCAAAGTGTTCATCCAGTGCTGCTTTATGAATTTTAGTTATCTGGCCTAAATTTAATGGTGGTCGCGGTTCCGATCCATATATCTCAGCTCTGGCTTTATTAACCTCACGCATACCATCTACATTTTCGCCAGCTTTGGGACCCTCCCCAGCATACCTCTTGCCCTCCCACATATGTCGTGGCACGACTATGCTTCGCACTCCACCAGATCCTATCCCATGAAATTTTACGCGCGTTGGATTCTCTGTCTCTTCATATTCTTTAGGTTGTTTGCTTTCTACCTGCCCGCCATCTTTTAGCTTGACCACTCCAGTGGAAGGGATTCTCTGCTTCCAGCTCTCATAGGTCGGCAAGTCTTTCGTATCGGTTTGCTGATGCTCTTTGATGTACTGGTTGTATAACGCAGTCTCTTGCTGCATCTTGGCTTTCAAACGATCTAGCTCTTCCTGTATCCCCGCTGGTTTAGCGCTACCACCGCTTGCCATATGCTCCATCAGCTCTTCAAGGTACCGTAGATGCTTCATCTGCTCCCGATACTCAGGTGAGCCTATGTGGTGTAGTAATAAGTCGTGGGCTGTTTGCACAGATCCTCCTGTTGCGTACATAGGCAAACCGTGAGTCGTTACATCCTTGCGCATCTCTTCCGTGATGGGGAAGTGGTGAACAGTTTTATACACAGATGGCTCTCTCAGTTCAGCTTCGGCTTTTGCACTGGCTTCATCCATTCCTGATTGAGTTTGGAATATGTTTTGCCATCCTTTTTGCGCGGTTTGATTGAACACTGGTATCTGCGTGACACCAGCCTGCACTCCATATCTTTTACCAAGCTTGTTGAGAGTGTTGGGTACTTTCTTGTCGTAAAACTCATGCATACCCTCACCACCAACTTGAAGATCAAGGCCGCTTAGTTCACGCCAACCATTTTCGTTTAGTTTTTGATTCAATAATTTTTGGGCTGCTTCTTTACCAATATAATTTGGTAATTCAGAGTTTGGTAAGTCGGTTTTTTCTAATATTAAGCGTTCGTCGTGATCAAACGCATGCAAGTTGCCTTTGTCGGGATTTCCAAAATCCATGTGTGTGATACGACCAATTTTTTTGCTAAGGTCATACCGTTTAGCCTGCTCCTGCCCCGGCGTAACGACGATACCTTGGTAGCCATTCTTGGCTGCATGGTGAATTAGGTGCTTCAGCGCCATTTCATGCCAGTTGTTCTTGAATGGGCCGTTGAGTATGCCTATGTTTTCTAACTTAGGCGGTTCTTGGGCATCCATTCTGCCAAGCTGAAAATGAATATTACGTTCCTTGTCTCTCAACTGTTGAGCCATAGGATCATAATAGGATTCAGCAGGCATCGATCTCAATTGTTCTTTGATTTGTTTTAACTCGTTAAAAAGCCCTTGCGCTTTTAATTCTTGCGCCTTTTGATGTTCTTGATTTATTCGTTCTTGTTCTGCTGCTATTTCTGCGTCTGTTTTTCTATATCCTCTATTTTTACCAGCCTGATGCCAATCCGATTGCAACTCTTCAAGATGCAACAGCTTCTCATTGTTTGGCCCTGTGCGATCTTTTAACCGCATGTGGGCTATAATGTTAGGTACGCCAAAATGAGAAGAATTAAAGTTGTTTAAAGAATTCATGCGATCGCGTGGAAGATGCAGCAACATCTCGCGGTAGTTCTCTCCACCGGGTAGCGTGTACTCTGAGTACTGCGGCTGGTCAGCCATGTCACGGTCCATGATGTTTTCACGGGCTACATCTTCCGCATGGTCCCATCTCATCGCCCCGCCATTTCCATGATCTCTATTGAAGATTTCATTGGCAAGTTCCCTAACCTCATCTTCATCTGGCTCACTATGCTTCAAGATCCGCTCTTGTATCTGTGGCGCTTGGCGCACCTGCAGCTCACGTAGCATCTGCTCCTTAGTCAACTTGGGGTGCGCTGCTAGTGCCGTCAGCCCTCGATCCTCTAACTCATCCTTTTTGACGTTAGGCTGCTTCATAAGCTCATTGACGAACGCCTGTCCGGGACCTTCTTTACGCTTGATGTTCTGTGCGCCCTGATCAACTGCGGAAAACAATCCACCCTTTGCCATCTTATGAATGCCTCCACCGGCAGCATAGCTCTCTGCTTTGCCATACTTAGGTCTATATGCCAACACCAACGGGCCAACTTGCAATACATGTTCTGCATGCGTCACAGGCTTCATGGTCTTACGGTCATAAAAGTATCCATGCCGACGAGGGTCGTAACCAATCTGAGCAAAGTCAGGGTGGTTAAGATACTTTCTCATATGCTCCACGGCTTCCTCTTCACCCATGTGGTGCAGCTCGCCTTTAATACGCGCAAATGGCGCTTTGCTTTGATCCCCGGTCGCAACTCTAATTGCTTTCTCAGGGTGCGGATCAAAGTGTGCATTCATAACTGCGGATACCGGGCCATATGCTGTAGGAAACTTACCCTCGCTTCCATGTTCATCGTGAATTGAATTGACCCACACTCCGTGGTGCTCATACGCTGGGATATCTAACCGCAAACCAACCTTGCGACCCGCAGGCCACTTCTCAGCTGCTCTCCACCCAGCCTGCTTATTGGCCATCAGCGCACGTTTAGCATCCTCATCTGTCGCAGGCTTGGGAATAAACTCATAGGGATGTACAGGCTTTTCTTGATGCGCTATAGCGTCATACTCTTCTTTGGTTATTTTGCCTTCTACATATGCCTTAGCGGCCTTTTGGATCTCAGGATGGATACGCTGTAGGTTGGGGTCGTAATGTGTCGGCTTGACTTCAGGCTGGCCGCCGTCTTTATACACCTCTGGCAATCGAGCTGGGGATCGCGTCTTACCCGCCAGCGTATTCTGTGGGGTGACATGAGGCGATAAGCTTCCTACCCTGTTCCGAATCGCTTCCAAGTATTCTTCCTGACTATTTACTTTAGGCATGTCTTGCCATTCCGCATTCAATCTTACTAGTGCAGAATCAACGCCACTTTTGGCCAGCGCTCGGCTGCGATGGCGCCCCTCATGGCCTGATATGTGTGGCAAACTGTATTTATGCCCAGCATACATGTCTAATTCAGGCACGCTATCAAACCCGCCCTCTATGCCTTGTAGATGCTTTATGTATTGATTGAATGGCATCATATTGTGCTCGCGGTCATAACGCGACCCACCCCGGATGTTTGGCATCGGCGTAGAATACTGCTCAAAGTTCTTAGGATCCATTGTCATCACCACACGGTGCTGACCTTCTGGAGCAAATGCACGCTTCAATGCGTCCAATGTATACATGTCTTCTAACTTGGGGATCTCATCGGCTGCGCGTTGCACACGCTTGCCACCATAATCACCCTGCAGTTGACGTATAAACTCTTCTAACTCTTTTAGTTTACTGGGCATATGGGTTACCTCGCGTCTTCATAAGGTCGTAAGTATCGTCCCAGTCATCTTCCTTGGGCGCACGGTTGATCTCTAGCCAGCCAGTGTCTTTCAAGTACCGTAGCGCCTGTACCGCAGCGTCCATCAAATCGTCGTGGCTGCATTGCGGAAAGGAACACATTTGGCTTACTAAGGGCTCCGCCCAGTCTCGCACAAAACCCTTACGATTACCAGATTCTGGCATCCATACGCGGCCTGCAGCGATTACAGTTGCGGCAATGTGTAGGCGCTGGAGCTTGTCAGCTCTGCCCGGATTCCAACCGACCACCGGCAGATGCATGCGTCGCAGCTCCTGCAGCAGCGAGATACCCGCCGCCTTTTCCTCGATAACAATCAGATCACACCGCTTCTGCTTCTTACCTGAACCGTAGCTAGTCTCCCATTCATCAAGTACTCGCGGCTTCAGATCTGGGAAGCTTAATCGTTCCTGCCAGCAATCCAGCAGCAATACTGCTAATGGACCATCGAGCGGCTGAAAGATCCCCCATGTGGTGCAGGCAGTATAGTCATTGGTTTGCTTTTCGCCATAAGCGCAGTCATAGCTTGTAATAACAAACTGCAGCTCCTCTGGAAATGGTTTGTGGTTAGGCCACAGCTTGATCCACTCACGCTTTACAACGCCACCTTCCTCGGCGTCCAATATCTCGGCATGGATCTCTTGACGGCCTAGCTTAGTTTGCTCGTACTGTAAAATCTGCTCCCGGAATGTTGGAGACAGGTTATCAATGTTGGCATACGTAGATGCACGATCCACGACAGTGGTCGGCGTTTCAATGATCTTGATCAGCAGGTCGCGAGGCTTAGGTGTAGTCGTTACAATTATGCGCGGGCTCTTGCCGAGGCGGAGGCCAAACATCATCATGTTCCAACAGTCTTCATCGCGCTGTATTGCAGCCAGCTCGTCTACCCATACCCAGCTGGTGTTCAAGCCCCGCAAACGTTCTGGGTTCTCCGCGCTGACCGCACGTATCTGACTACCGTTCTTCAGATATATGATCATATCTGTCTTGTTGTAGTCCTCAATTAAAAATTCAGGACATACCGCGAGCACCCCGCTCTCGCCTTCTATGCAAGTCAGCCTGCAGTCATTCGCAGTAGGAGCAATTATCAAACACCGGCTCTTCGGGTAAGTCCATGCCCACCACCACAATTGCTCCGCTCCAGAACGACTTTTGCCAGCCCCCCGACCCGCTATCAGCGCCCAGACCAAGTAGTCCTGCTCCATCGGTGGCGGTACTTGATGCTTCTTCGCTCGGCTTAACCATTGGTACCTCGCTGCGTATGCGATGCGATCCAAATCTGCTAGTTCATCCTGCGTGTCCTGCAGTATCTCTAGCGCGCTCATATCTCACCAGAGCGTATGCGCATCTCCAGATTAGTAAGTGCGGTTTGTATGGCCACCTTGATTGGCTGACCATCAGGCCCGCTGTATTCCGTCTTGTTTTCTACCTTGGTGACATGCAACCCTGCTGCTTTAGCACGACCCATCTCAGCCGTTATGGCTGCGTTGATGTTACCCATCTGCACGGCTTGATCTCTGAGCCACTCCATTACGTCTAAATGGGCTCTGAGCGTCAGCTGAACGTCCTCTACAGCAGGCGCTCTAAGCTCTTCGATCCTTGCCGTGATCTTGACGTTATCCATGACTTCTTTTGCCTTACGATGAACGCTCTCTGGTTTCATCTTTTCAGCATTGTAAGCCTGACGATAAGCTTCACTAGCATTGCCACATTCGACGTATGCAAGGCAAAACTTCTCCTGTTTTTCCGTCAGCATGTTGTGTTCCTGTTAAGGGTTGTACATGCGACGCAATATATCAGGATTATTGTGTGTTGTGGGGAACCATCAAATCGTTACTCACCATGCATTCTTTCATTAGAGTATGTAAACGTTGCCGTGTTGCCATCAACTTCTATTAATACATCCCAAGTTTTCTTGCACCAAGCACATACCACGTAGTCAATCATATTGTGCAAATGTGATACATCATCATGGCCGCCTCTTACAGCAAGCGTTGTATCAGTATGGCCTGCAATAAAGTCACATTTATCTGGGATTTCGCAATCCGCGCAAGGATGTAAGTCCTCTGCATAAACTTTACAAACCGGTTCTCCATCGTGAGGTAATGCTGCTTGACGTAACATTAAATTCTCCTAATCGTTATATTCCACCCCAAGGCCCCCCTACCCCCACAGCAGTGAGAGGGACTTGGGTTCCACCCGTCTATTGACGAACTCACCAGTTATGTTGCCATAACCCCGCGCCGTGAGTACAAGGCCAGCGCCCGGACTTTAGGAATTGCACCTTAGCTTTCGCATACCGGTAGACTTTTCTTCCACGCAGCCATCTCTAGCCCTTACTATCGAGTGGAGTCCGGTCTAACCAACAAGCCTTGCCCCAAGGGCGAGGCTCCCACAAAAAAAACCCCGTAAGCTTTAGGTGGGGCGGTTCCTTGGCGGGGAACAGACCGGGGCGCATTGAGTAGAAGATTTTTCTGCCTTTTGAGCAGGGAAACGCTTCCAGCCTACACACCCCACCTAAAATTTACGGGGTTATTTACTTCTACTCAGCACACTGACCGGCCAAGGTCAGACACATTTATTTTCACACTTACACAAAATGTTTGCAAGATGGCAAAATGTCCTGTATCGTTCTTCCCATGCAGTACCAATCAATAGCGAAAAGGAGCGAATCATGGACCACATTTACAGCGAATTAGCATACGAAGCCGGCACCAAGCGCCACATCTTAGAAAACGCCAGAAAGACATTTGAGCGTACATTTGAAGACGCCCCCGCAATTATCTCTTTTCTGGATTCCGGTCGTATCTACGATGACCGTGGCAACATCTGCTACAAAGAATCTTTTATGGGCAAGATGGCCAAGGCTTTTGATACGTATGGCAAATTGACAGTCAAGCAGGTAGAAGCCGTTCGCCGCATCTTAGAAAAGACGATGGCACGTAAAGCCGAGTGGACCGACAAACAAGCCAACCTCGATGCAAACCGTAAACACATTGGCGTAGTGGGTAAGCGCATGACCTTAACCGTTACCGTTAAAAAAATCATTGAGATCGACTGCATCCCCTTCAGCCGCTGGGATCCCGCCTACACCCTGATCAACATCCTCGAAGACGCCGACCAGAACGTCCTGATCTACAAGGGTCGTAGCCTGCAAGGATTGATCGGCGAGGGAGAGACAATAGAATTGACCTTCACCCCCAAGGATCATGGCGTTCGCAACGGCGTCAAGCAAACCATCATCAGCCGCCCAAAAATCAAGTAACACAAAAATGGGGGCATAAAAACCCCCTTCTTTTTTGCTAAAACACTTGCAAGATGACAAAACGTCCTGTATCGTTCTCTACATGCACTAACGTTAAGTGCCTAACAGCGAAAAGGATAGCGAAAATGAAGAACTCCATGACAATCAATGTTGAAACCTTTGTCCCTTACGCCATTGTCGATGGCAAATACACCGAAGGCTACCGTGCTGGCTGCGAAGCGCGTGATGGTTCGCCTATTGGCACTGTTGAAGTTACTCTGATGGGTAAAACTAAACGTGTTGTTGCCCTCAAATCTAATACCGATATGTATGCATATGGCATAGCCGGTCGCTATCAAACTGGCACTAAGGTTTGGTCAGGCACACTGATTTTAAACTTTAAAACCAACGGCTATCATTTCTATGGCGGTATGGATCACCGTGTCCGCTTTTCCACATTTCACCCAACTGGTTATTTTTATGATGATGTAGCGGATCATTATAAATCTAAAAAGTAATTAAACCGGGGGCTACGGCCCCCAATAGCGAAAAGGAGCGACAAAATGTTTAAATCAGCCCAAGAAGTGTACGACGAGCACATGCAAGATAATGCCTTAGCCGAGTTGTTCGTGGCTACACGAAGCAAAAACATGATCACTGATTTTGATCAAAAGTCTGATGATTTTCAGACATATATCAAGCTGTTAGTTAGCACCGGCACACTAGCCTATCTTTGCCAATTCCCCGGCGTTAGAGAGTACCTTAAAGAACAAACAAAGGAGATACTGTAATGTCTATTCAATTAGATTTGATTGAAAACTTTATTGCTTTGTACGAAAAGAAATTAAATAACGGTAATGCTTTGCCAAACAACACTTATGACGAGCGCGCGCGTAAAAATGCCGCAAATCTAGGTATGCTGAAAGGCGCCTTGTTCTGTATGGCATATGACGTACCCGGTGTTGCCGAGTATTTGAAAAAATATTGTGAGGAGGCCGTATGAAACGCATAACCCCGGCAAGTGTTGCCAGTGGATACATGAGTGACATGCTTACTGCCTGCCCTAAATGCGGTTGTGAGGATTATGTGGTTTACCGGCCCATGCCGGGTCATGGTGATCCCTCTGATACAACTTGCATTTGCCCATATTGCGAAACTGAATTTAAAGGAGTTACACCAGATGAATCTTAAAAAAATAACAGGTAAGAAGCTTGCGCAAGGTTACATAGGTTACCGCGCTCTTGATGCAGTTATGAACCCGGTAGTAGAGGTAATCCGTTTGGCTGTTTGGTTAGTTATTATCATCTGCACTGCGCTCGCATTGAGCGTATTGGAGCGTTTATGAGTCCCCATGAAAACTTGCGCGGTTACCGCTTAGACCATCATCTTACCCAATCACAGGCTGCTGCCATCTGTCACGTTTGCCTGCGTCAATGGATACGTTACGAGAGCGGTAAACAACCAATTCCACACTACATTTGGAAATTGTTTGTTTCGTCGTTCTACCTGACGGAAAAAGCTCACAAATACATTGATGAAATTATTTTAGATTTATCGAAAAAAAGTGCTTGACACGACATTTGGTCATCTATAAAGTACTACTTAACGTCAGTTGACGTTCATTCAAACCTAGCGAAAAGGAAGCGAAAATGACTACAGCAACTCTCTCCACCGCAGTATCCCTAGAACACAAAGTTGACTACTTAGGCGCATTGCTTGAGCAGATCAAAACCTTGACGGAGCAAGCTGATTTCATCAAAGACCAGCTCAAAGACGCTGCCACATTAGAGGGCAACGAGATGCGCGTTACCGGCATGGTGTACAACTCACTCGTGTACGCAGCCACCAAAAAGACCACTGACAAGAAAGCCTTTGAGGCAGGTCTACGCGCTGCAGGCATTGATCCTACCGTCGTTGCAGCGTGCGAGGCTTCCGCCAAGAAAGAGTCCACCTACTTCGCTGTTAAAACCGACCGTAACTAATTACAGGGGGGCGCAAGCCCCTCTTCACTGGAGATAATCATGGAATTAGGCGTAGATTTTGATTTAGATACTGGAATGTATACATGTGTGCTTTTAGATGACGATGGATGCCAACTTGGTTTTATAGCATCTAGTGAAAATTTGGCTAAAGCCGCATTTGCTTTAGGACGTGCCTTTGGCGCGCACCCAGAGCTGTTTGCGCGGGAACTAAGAGATTATTTTGACGGCATGAAGGAGAAACCTATCGCCGCATAAAGAACGTGTGGGGTGTCACCCCACTAGTGCTGACTCGCATGATATGAATCCCGGTGACAGGGAAGAGTGGTGGCAGACAACCTTAATTGCCCGTTGGCTACACGTTAGCAAACCTTCTTAGAGAGATGCAAGTCTCGTTGGTATTTGGAGGTAAGAGCACCCGTTACGAGGATCTTGCAGTCCTCGTGGCACCTAACTTAAAGGAGACAATCATGGATTTAAAAGTTACTTACGACCCTGAACTAACCCTCTTCTACGCGGCTTTTGTTGATGGTGATGGTTTGATGTTAGGACCGCAAGGGATCGCGGCTACGTTAGCAGGTGCTTGTCTACGTCTTGGCTACAAATATGGCAAACACCCTGAATGGTTTTCGCAGCCATTTACAGATGATTTTAATGACAAAGGAGTTCATTAAGTGGATAACGGCGATATAGCGTGGATCATCTATACAGGGATTTTAACCATCTGTTGGCTAGTCATGGAGCAAATGTGAGAGATAACATCGGCTGGCTCATTATAGGAATTCTTAGCGGCCTTCTATGGTGGTCAGCCGGTTATAACTGGTATCAATCTGCACGATACGATCAAATGTTAAAAGAGATTGAATCACTAACGTTTGAGCACGATGTTTGCATAGAACGAATTCAACAATTAACTGCAAGGGAACGCAAAAAATGAATTTATTACATACACAGCAAGAAAAAATTTTAAAAATGGCGCTTAAAATTCTTGACGCTAATAATGTTAAATACGCCATATTGTTTGACGATGGCACAAAAGTTGGGAATCTTGAGATAGCAAAACCAAAGATACGCACTGTCAAAGATCCGTATGGCCGTGGTACTGTGCGTGCATATCTTTTGCCTCTTATTCAGCCGCTTGAGGACGGTGAAACAATAAAGGTTTCATCACCTAATTATTCATTACCTTGGCTATCAAGCCATGCCAGCAAAATATGCTGCGATTTGTTTGGAAAAGGAAACTACCAAGTTAAAACAAAAAAAGATCATGTCTTAATTTTGCGTGCAGACAATCTTAAACTAATATCAAAAATTGATTTTGATGCGGCAATGATGCCGGGATTTGATGTTAGAAAAGCGCTTGCAAATCTAACTCTAAATTTAGATGACCCCACAACCTTTTAAGGAATTTAACAATGATTATGATCGACCATCCGACCTGTGGGTTGTGTAATAAGGTGATCGCGGATTTTGAAATTAATACCGATGAATCCAATGGAGATCGCGTGTACACGATGCGTTGCCACGGTGAGGAGCTCAAAGTAACTTACACCATCATGGATACAGTTCGATTAGAAATTTCCGAGCTCGGACGCCCTTTCAGCCCTAGTGCTACCGGAGAACTGATATGACACCAGAATACGAGCGTGGCTTTGTTGATGGTATGCAAAAGCAAATGCAATCAAGCGTAGATAAAGCAGTCAACGCAATGGCCCAGCGCAAATGGGTTGGGTTGACTGATGAGCCTGTCGGCAGATTTGCCAAATTTACTGATGGTATCTGGCGAGAAGTCACCGCTGGTTCTGCGGGAGTGCCTTTGTACGAGATGAGCAAAGAAGACGCTGATTATGAATACAAAATATATGACATTGCAAAATTTCACATACCCGAAGGCTCATATTCCATAGAAGAGGTTGAAAAAATGCTCATTCACATGAAACAAACAAAACAAAAAACAGAAGCATATCTTGCAAAAACACTAGAGCCAATTAAATAGAAGAACACCTAGCCTTTTCGCTGCATAATTAGATCCATGACCCTCTCTACCGTAACATTGAGGGCGTGGATCTCTTCCATTTTCTTCAAAGCCCACATCCGCTTTTCTCCATGCCATCCTAATTTCGGGTTCTGATGGCAATCCTTACACAACGCCACGACACAATACTGCAGATCCTGCTCAATGTGATGGGCATCCGATGGTCCCCGTGCATCACAGACTGAGCAGGGTAATTCTTTAACTAATCCAATATATGCCTTTTGTTTTGCAGTCAGCTTGTTATTCATAAAGTTGCTTTTTCTACTTGCCTATCATTTGCACATTGCGTGCGATATACATCGATGCGTGCCTGTGCAGCCGTGAGCTTCCACTTAATTGTTTCCTCGACCTGCACAGCGTCCCTAAGACCCTCTAACAGCTCTTGGTACTCTGGGTGAGCATAAGCCTCACGCTCTTGCGTTACAGCGCTAGAAAACCCGTCAGCGGCCGCTTGCTGCATCAATATCGCTTTCTTGCTCTTACGAAATTCTTCAAGAAAGACTCTCGCTGCTTTAGCGGCTGCAAACTCTCGTGAATGTTTGATCATGTACTCTATTGCCCGTTCAGGGCTTATTTTCTCGTCCATCGCCTATTTCCTCTATGGTTACTGTCATTGTTTCGCCGGGTCCCCGCCATCTGATGCGCAGGTCTGCTATTTGTGAATCGTCATCCCATACTTTTGCATGCGTAATTGCGTCTAAAACAACTTTTAGTAAATTATCTAAATCCCTAATTCTTTTATCTGGTTTAGAAACTTGTAAGTCCACTCTTAACAGCCCATTTGCTTTGCTGATCTTTTTGGTCATTAGTAATGTTGTCAGCATCCATTTGACTTGAGATCGGTAGTACAACCCGTTCTTGCTGATATATACCCGGCCCGTCGCATACCTCCAATACGTGTTGATTGTCGGCGGGTAAGGTAACTCGAACTGGATCATTTAAAAGTTGGCGCTCCAATGGGCTAATCCAGTGCGTCCTTTGCTCATAGTGTTGGCAGATTCTGATGCTAGGGAGTTTGGCAAATCGCTCTCGCTTCCAACAATGTTCCCACCATCCTTTTTTACCTGTCCAATGGACGCAATTGTTGCAGTTCGGTTTAACATCGGGGATATCCAGTTTTCCCGGCCCAAAGCGCGAACGCTTTGTATAAATTTCATAAGACATACAATTCCTGCCTTTTGATGAACATCATTAGCATCCCAGCCAATTTCCTCTGACATAGTCCAAGGCAAACCGGTGGCTCTTGCAGCATCCTCGCCAACGAACGACATATCATTATCCGCAAATACAAATCCAGACTTATCTTTTGCGACATAAACCAAATTTGCAGCTGAGAATGTAACCACCACGCTGTGATCAATACGTAAGGTTTTAAGCGCTTCTGACAACGATAGGCCGGTTGCCCAACCCTCACAAAACCATTGCTCAGAACCACGACCAATTCGCGTTACAGCGCCCTTAGCACGCATGCCGGGTAAAAACTTTTTGTCGTAGGACCGCGTATCAGGATTCCACCAAATCTTTTGTAAACCTACCAATTTATTTGTTAAATGATTGCGCATGGGAATCATCGTAACCTCGTCGTTTACATGCGCTTTTATGTGTCCTAAACCCTTAAATTTAAGGTAGGGGCTTTCTCCCAATTCGCATATGCTCAACATTGCTGCAGCATTCTTTTCGGCCAGCGCGTACCCTTTCATGCGCTCCATACGCGCTGCCGTGCGCTTCGCTTCCCAATCAAGCTTTTCACGCTCAGTCCAAGGTGTATCAGACTCAAACCATTCGAGCTGATTACCATCATCCCAGCTCATGCACCAACCCTTACGCCCGTCCCAATAATATGCACCATTAGTTGACCTAGGCTTTTTTTCTGTAGGGCAGCGCTGGATCTTGTCAGACGCATGCAGATTGCGTATTAACAAACCTTTAACTCGTGCAAAATCCTCAAATGTCATTACGTTCTCCTTTTAGACCAGCGGATCGTTGCTCGTCGCGCTGTGTTTTCTACTCTACGACCTACCTCTACAAGCCGATCATTCTCATTGAAAATAAAATTGCTTGGCGGTGTGGCCTTCATCACATCTTGATATAAGTACCACGCACGTTGGCGTCGCGTATCTGGCTTACCCCATTGACGTACATAACTACAGCATTCATTCCATATGCCTCTGTCATGCGTAATCTTGGTGCTGGTAAGCTCAAGCTCTACCATCTTGCCCTCTAACTCTTCTATAAGAGCAGTACGCTTTTTTTCGTGGCCGCAGGACATGCATCGATTTGTATAAGGGCTAAACCCGCATTCAGGGCAAGCTCGTACAATATCTTCTTCCTCTTCTTTGTCGCGCGCTTCCTTGTCGAGCTTTTCGCCATGATCAAGCCCATCAAGGCCACTAAAAAATATGGTTTCAAAATCTTGCCTGAATCGCAAAATATTGCCACTATGGTCCAACAATACGCAGTTCTCTTTGCCCGGATAAGACCTTAAACCACGGCCCCACATTTGAATTGCTGTTGACAAGCTTTTGCGCAAGGGCCTGCAATCCGCAACACAGCCTACGTCTGGTACATCGAAACCTTTGGCCAACGCCTCTACGCTGACCAGTACTCTAATAGCACTGTTAGGCTTTCTAAACTCTTTTAAAAGCTCCTGCCGCTCTGCATCCGGTGTATATGTACTGAATACAGCAGCCATGATGCCTTGCTCATTAAACCGGCGTGCAATTTCATTGCAGTGGTCTACTGTCGCACCGAAAATAATTGTTTTGCGGTCGCTTGCATACAAGATCCACGATTCGACCACATCACCTACTATTTCCTTACCTCTTGCTGCGGCCTCATTATCCGCCCATTCTCCACCAACTTTTTTAGCGCCAGCCATATTTGGCTTAGTGCCAGAAAAGATTCGCATTGGGACCAGCACGCCCTGTTTAGTCAACTCAGACATTGTCGTTGCGTTGATTAAGTTGCTAAACAAGTTACCTAGCCCAGCTGAAAACGGCGTAGCGGATAAACCTATTACTGCTGCCTTGCAGGTCGGAATATACTCAGTCCATGCTTTCATCTGCGTATGGCATTCGTCAATCACTACTACGTCAACCAACGAAGGCCAACCACGACGGGCAATTGTTTGCGCACTAGCAATTTGGAACATGGCATGCGGCCTATGGCGCCAATGATTGGCCTGTATCACACCATGATCAATCAAACCATAACTGTCAGCCACTGCAGACGTTTGATTGATTAAGGTTTCGCGGTCGCACAAAAAGATGCACCGCCTACCTTTGTCTAGCGCTTCTTTGATAATGCGCAAACCTAAGTAAGTTTTACCGGCGCCCGTAGGCGCCATAACCACTTGGTTTTTATGTCCACGGCGAGCGCCGTCACGTAATTGCTCATGCGCTCGCTTTTGAAACTCCCTTGGTTCAGGGAATTTAGTCTGAGGTGCTTCCACTTCGCTTAGGTTTTGCATTGTTCGCTCGTTGTAAATTTTTAACTTGTTTAATCGCCTCGTTCGCCATAGCCTCAAGACTGGCAATCCGACCTTCTTTTACGCGGTTCAGTTCTTGCGCCTGCTTGAGTTCTTTTAATAATACAGCATTGTGTTCGTCAGTTTCAATTACTTTACGCATCGAATCGTTTTCTTCTAATAACGATTCTGCATGATGTTGTAATTCATTGATTCGATCTGATAATGCCACCACTTCATTTTTTAAATCATCTCGTTCTTTTTCCAATTTTTTAACATAATCACTCACACGCGGATCGGCAGCCTTGCCCTCAGGGCGAGGCTTAGGCGGATTCTTTGGCTTGCTCCCGCTTTCTAACTTTTTGACGCCTTCAAGTATTGCTTCACCATCTCCTGCTAACACTGCTGCTTTTGCGCGATTAATTGTGCGTTCGCTTACATCTGCCAGCTCTGCCATTTGCTTATTTGTAGCTACATCAGGATTGTCATGCACACCATTTGCCGCCCATTTATAAACTGATACGACTGCTACGGCACGCTGCGCATCCGTCATATCGCGACGATGATAATTTAACGACATAACAAATGCGCGTGGGTCTACATCCTCAGGCAAGTCTGTTACAGGTAATTGTTTAGGATCTAAACCAGCCATCATACTGGCCGTATAACGATGCCATCCGTCTATGATTTCGCCTTCATATAACGTTATCGGGTTAAGCACGCCATTTTGTTTTATATCCTCTGATAATGCATGTAACCGCTCTGCGTTATAGGATGGAAAAGCTTTGCTAAGTGGGTGTCTTGAATACATATTAATCTCCGTAAATCTCAGGTAATAGCTCTTTTCGCGTGACCTTGCCGCCGGTCGCTTCCTCGATTTTTTTCGCTAAAAATGGACTGGGTTTATTCAATCCGTGGGACAAACGAGACATCCATGTCGTGGATATCCCAAGTTGTTTGGCCATCTTGATACGCGACCCGATGGGCAGCTCAAGAAAAAATTCGTACAGTGTCATAGTGTTCCTCCGAATGGGCGAGTGTATAACTAACACGAAGTGCTTGCAACATTGACTTCATGTTGCTATATTCGGCACTCCTACCAACCCCAAGGCGAAAATTATGGATGATGAATACCATCAGGCCATGCTCGAACGTGAACGTGAGCTGCAATTGGCTCTTGAACGTTTAGAACAAGGCATATTTACTCACGACGATATTGATTTAATCCGCTTTGAATGCGGTCAACCAAAAAAGGAATATCATGGCTCTTATAGCGAAAGAAAATAGCGGCGGCGGAGACTTTCAACTTATCCCACCGGGATCATATTTATCGCGTTGTTACAGAATATTAGATTTGGGAACGCAAAAAAGTGTCTACAAAGGCACTGAAAGCTATTTACATAAAATCATGCTGACCTTTGAGGTGCATGGCGATGATGCTGATTCTCGCCCATTAGTTACCAGCAAAGGTGAACCGCTTTCTATCAGCAAAACTTACACCTTGAGCTTGGGCGAGAAAGCAAACCTCCGCAAAGATCTTGAGTCGTGGCGCTCGCGCAAGTTTACGCCGGAAGAAGTGAAAGGTTTTAATTTAAATAATGTATTGGGCGTCTGGGCAATGATTTCTATTGTGCATGACGAACGCGACCAGAAAACTTATGCAAACATTTCTGGCGTAATGAAAGTACCCGATGCAATGAAGAAAAGCCTGCCTAATGGATACAATTCAACGTCAATATTTGATCTTGAAGATCCTGACATGACTGTATTTGCGACTTTGAGCGAAAAGTTGCAAGACAAGATTAAAGGCACACCAGAATGGACTGCAATCGGCAATCCTGAATCAGATGGTGGATTTTCCACACCCGATGAACCAATTGCCGAAGACGACGACATTCCATTTTAAGGGGGCCATTATGATAGTTTCAGAACGCAGCAAACAAGATTCAGGCCACTGGTATACGAAAAAAGGTGAGCCTGCCTATACAATCAAAGGTAGTAATGGCGCTGAACGCAATACAAACCTCAAGGATGCTCGTAAGCTTGGCCTGCTGCCATCAGTAACCGGAATTTTAAATTTGGCGGCAAAACCGGCATTGGTAAATTGGATGATCGATATGGCCATCCTTGCCGCGTTGACGCTGCCTAAGCGTGAAGACGAGTCGGATGAATCTTATCTCAAGCGCATCAAAGAAGATTCAAAGCAGCAAGGTTTACAAGCCGCTGAAAGAGGAACGCAAATTCATAACGCCGTTGAAGACTGGTTTATGGGTCGAACTGTTGCCGCTGAATTTATTCCATTTGTCGATGGCGTTGTAAAAAAATTATTTGATCTTTACGGCGAACAAGTATGGGTTCCAGAAGAAGCGTTTGGTCATCCTCGTGGATTTGGTGGCAGGGTAGACTTGCACGTTAAACCTTGTAAAGATTTTCCAAATGGATTGGTTGTTGATATTAAAACCAAAGATTTTGATGATGTTACTAAGGTTCAGGGATATGACGAGCATCTTTGGCAGCTCGCAGCTTACCGGGTTGGTTTAGACATTCCTGATGCCGAAGCATCTAATATTTTTGTATCACGTTCAAAACCGGGACTAGTCCATGTTTGTGTTTGGGAACTTCAGGAGCTCGACAAAGGTTGGGATTGCTTTACCTCTTTGCTTGAATTTTGGCAGACCAAAAACAACTACATACCGGGATTAATTCCATGACCGAAGATGAAATTGTTAGATTGTTTATGCAATGCAACAACAAGAATCCTGATGGTATTTACCCAACAGAAATTGATATTGTCGAATTTGCCAACAAGATCGAACAATATTTAGTAAAAGCAAAACGTGCTAATCAATCTGAAAAGCGAATTCTTGTATCTCAAGTGATAGATTTTAAAAGGTGAAAACATGCGAAAACTATTGTTACTGGCATGCCTCTTAGAAGGCTGCTCTGCAGCGACTCAACCACAACCCGTAAAGATTAGCCCTGCGCCTGAGCCTGTTTATAAATTGAAAGGTTATGATGGGCCTGTGGCGATGGACAACAACGAACTTGTACAGGCATCTAAACAATGTTTGTATGCGCGACTAAAACCTAACGTGCAATATGTATCAGTTAAGATTGATACAGGCGGCAAAACCCTCGTACCTGTTTCTGTGTTATGCGAGGCGTATTGATATGAAGATCCTGTACATTCTTTTTGGCATGGTAATTATGTGGTTTATGTGCGGCCATCAACTGGTCTTGCATGATTATTCATCAACCCCCACATATATTGAATCGCAAATTCCTACGCATCCAATTCTTCCTGCGCCAGCTGTTGACCCGCGCCGTGAAGAATTTATGCGTGATTGTTTGCAATATGTGCAAAACAGAGATCAATGTACACAGATCTGGCCATAATTAAAAAGACCCCCGGATATACCGGGGGTAAACACCGTATCAGAGGAGCGACACGGCGCAAGGGACCTAACGGTTAGTACGTATTGTATCTAACCCAGATTTAATCGTATCTTGAATTGGTTTGGTGACATTTTAATGGAACATTCTGCTCAAATGATCACGCGCTCCACGCACTAATTGCGGTCCATATTCGTATGCAAGACCTCCTAAGCCTGCAAGACCACCAACCGTTGCTGCTGTAGCCTCCACCGGTGCAGCTGCTGCTGATAACCCTGCTGCTCCTATCCCCATAGCAGCAAGCTCTGCTGCGTTTGCAGCTGCCCCGCCATAACCCAGAGCCATTTGCGTATAGTCTCTATTTTTCCTGCCTTCTTCCCCCAGCGCATAATTTTCACCAATCATAAACGGTGAAAGTTTTCCTGCTGCTTTTAAAACACCTTTTGCACCCGGTATCATGCCAACTGTGTCATGCACATATTGGTTTGCTTTGCCTAATGCATTAGCTGCAGTTCCCACAAAAGATGGAGCCGCTTGTTTTACTTGCGGTGTAACACCTGCTTTTAAACGTTCTGCTGATGCTTTTGCCCGCTCTTTAGCAGCATCTATAGCTGACTGTCCGCGCAATCGTTCCTGCGCATGCTGCGTTTCTAAATTAGTTTGATCTACCGTGTTGGCCAATTTAGTTCTATTCACTACGCTGTCATCGCCTGTAACTCGACCTAGTAATTTTTCCTGATCCGCTTTTGCTTTTGCTTTAGCGCCAAGGTAATCATTAACTACTTTTGCTTTTTGTACTTTATCTTCATTTGCTAAATCGGTAGGTTTGTATAAGGTTGGGCGATCTACTGATGAACTACTTGGTTCTAGTCCTGCGGCAAGCGACGGAAACGCTTCTTTGCGTGCAGCGGCTGCTTCAGTCCCTGCACCCATACCAACTTCTTTTGCTGCAGCCATACGTGCCGTATTCTCGTTATGTGAGATCTGACGTAATGACCCTTCATTTGCAAAACCTTGTGTCAACCCTTCGTCTGGGACAGCAACTTGCAACGGTGCAGTTATACGTTTACTAGGCTCAAGATAACCAGCATTAATTGCTTCTTCTTCATATGGTCTGAGATATTCATCATGTGCTAATTTTGCAGCTTTCTGTGCGTCTGCAGAAACCGTTTGAGCGTTATTTAAACGTTGTGCATTATTGACTTTAAGATCATTCATTTCTTGCAGTCGCTGCGCTTCTTGTTGATTGTGCATTTCTTGCGCATAGTTTAAATCGTATTGATTTTGTGTATGCGTTTTTTGCATTGCATCAAGTTCGTTTTGAAACTTAGCTTGTGCGGCTTTTTCCATCTGGGTTTTTATGCCCATTCCTGCGCCCATAGCCGTACCGGCTGCGGCTGCACCACCTAATAAATTTGCACCTAAATCAGACACACTTTGTTCTTGCCTTTCCGGTCGCGGTGCCGCAGGTGTTGTGCTCGGCAATTCTGGATCGCCGCTCTCTTCATACTTGGTTGAATACGGGTTAGACATATAATCTTCCCCGCCTTCATAAGCTGGCATGCGATATGTTTGTTTGCGCTCATTCCATACTGGACTTTCTTTTTGCTGAATGCGATCCAGTGGCATAGGATAAACACGGTTTACATCTTGAAAATAATCCTGAACATCTGCCGGAGCTTTTGTAACATCCAGCATGCCATTTTGATTTAAAAATGGACGCGACTCTGCGTTATCACCGTGCTTGTATTCAGTAACAATTTTCCACGGATCACCATTATGTTTTTTATCCAGATCGTGTAAATGCAAAACAAATGCAGTGAGATTATGATCAGTATCGTTAAGACGCGCTTGCATAGGATCTGGGAACGCTTCTGGATGCTGATTTACTACCGATGCAAATGTGGCAGGCTGCATCTGCGCAGGGCCGCTTGCCCGACTTCCTTCCATAGGTGTAGCACCAGTACCAAATTTATTTTCGGTCCACAACAACCCATGACCTAAATGTTTCATTTCATCAGACAAACCATATTCATCAGCTTTGTCTAAATAATCGCTCGCAATCTTATATTGATTGTCATCTAAGTCATACGCTTCATTACCATTGGCATCGATGTGCATATTTGACCTTTATTGTGGAGATGCGCCAAATACCTGACTTGCACGCAAACGTGTTTTCGGTGGCTTGGCTCCTAATGGAGGCACTACAGTAGGTTCTACGGATGCGGCCGGAACATTACCTAACACAGAATCTGCTGTTGCAACCCCTCTGGGTCGCTTATGAGGAACATTTGTTCCGCCTGCGGTAACTCTAGAGCCAACGTTACCTGTACCCATTTGAGTGTCTACTGCAGCAGATTTATTAGTTAACAATTCATTCAAACGTTTGCTTTCATTTTGAATGTCTTCTGAATATTTATCTGCACGCGGTTTTACGGAAGCAAAAAAATCGTTCATAGACATAGCAGGATTTTGTCTACGCGCATCAGATATATGTTTGTTAAGATCAGTCACATAATTTATATGATGCAACATCTGCTGCGATTTTGATGCAGCAACATCACCCATATCCGAAGGCATAGGCATAGCTCCGGCCGATATCATTTGACGCTCTACCGATGTGTTTGGCCCTTCTTTTCCATAAGCCCCTTCAGCATTCTGCCGGGCTCTGTAAATTTCACCCAACTCAGAATAATAATTCATCAACTTTTTCTTATCTTCAGTATTGATGCCATACTTTGTCTTATCATCACCACTAGCCATACCAGCTAATTTTGCCATAGCATTGGCCCAGTCTGACGAACTCAAATTGCCACGCCCGTCAATTGCTTTAGCAAATAAATCAGTAATTCCCGCCCCTTTGCCAAAGTCCAAAATGTGTTGGTTGTTTGGATCTTCCGCAAAAGCTTTTACGTTTCTAATGTGCGGTTCCATTTGATATGCTGCTTGTACGCCTTTACCATATGAATTTGCTAATCCGCTCATAGAGGATACATTAGCGTCGTATTGTGCTTTTAATGCATTTTGTTGCGCCATACCCATACGACCCAAAGGCGTATCACCCATCGCTGCATAGCGTGCAGCCAAATTGGGATCATACTCAGTCGCACCCATGCCTCCGCCCGGCGTAATATCCATCATGCCCTGCTTATTGCCAGTTAATAACTGATTCTGCGCAATCTGTGCTTTTTTGCTGCAAGCATATCCACGGTTTTCAACTGGGCCATAGTCATAGGTATGAGCTGTTGGCGCTGGGTATCTTGGTACGA